CGGCCCGTGACCACCCCCACCCATGACTGAAGCGAGCAGGAAGCGGCGGAGCCTCGCCCAATTCGTGAACGGCCTTCGGCGGCGCCCGGCAGAGCCCGCCGGGATTCTTGAGATGGTCTCGTCCGATATCCGTCTCCCGGATCCGTGCCCTGGGTGCGGACACCCGATCGTGTGGGGCGAGATATCCCGGGTCGTCGGGCCTGGGCCCGCAATTCACAATCGATGCCCGACCGTAAGAAGCGGACGCCGACTGGAATCCCCCTGGAGTGGACCCGTCCGCTGAGAACGAACTGGAGCGCTCCAGACCCAGCGGAACGAACAGAGACGCCCTGAGAGCCCCTCTCCAGCGCCCGGACCCCTCGAAGCTATGGCCGGAGGGGGCACCCTGAGAAGTCTCGACCTGGGCGAAATTGCCTATAGATTCCATGTAGTGGGTCGCGTGGGGCTGGAATCTGCGCGGACGGCGGAAGAGTCCGCCCCGGACGGAGACGGTACTTGCCGGCGCGTGAGGGCGGACAGATGCAGCGGGGACGGAACACGACGGCCGGGTCACCTCTTCTGGCGGACGGGGTAGAGCGTCTCGAACTGATCGACCCGCTCGCGCCGTCCTTCCTCTGGCTCTTCCGGGGCGGCCTCGGGCTCGACATATCGAGGGATCTCGTAGCCCCTACAGAACGATCTCGTCAATTGATGGTCCTCCCACGAGATCAGGCAGTCGTGGCAGGAGAGGTCGGGGGAGAACTTGTGGCCCAGGGAGGGGACGACGATGACGGTCGCCCGAACGTATCGCCCACTCACCTCGGACCCGAACTCCATCTCGTCGCCCGTGGTCACGACGTCGGCCAGCGCTTCCGCGCCAGCACACTCCGACGGCGTCACAGACGAGAGCCAGGGCTTGCCGAAGGAGTCGTTCGGAGAGGTGTCGTAGCCGGCCAGATGCTGGTAGTAGCTTCTGCGCCATCCAGCTCGTCTCATTGATTCACGGACATGAGGGGGGGGTCCTTCGATGTCCCCGGACGGCTCCACGGCCGGCGGGCGCACTACTCCATTAGGATGCCGCTACAGGGCTTCGACGCCAGCGGCGGAGGGTGGGAAACGGTCGTCCTGGGTCCGAGCGCTCGGCCGTCGGCTCCGACCAGAACGTCCCACTCGTGTTCTCTCTCCGACGACGGCAGAGGTAACTCTAGGATGAACCCCCGGCCGTTCGGCTGTCAAGCTCGGCCTTGGGGGAATAGCGGAATCGGGTGATCCAGGATCGCGTCTCCTGAGATCGGCTGAGATCGGCTGAGATCGCCCAGAATCGGGGAATGACGGAATTTTGAGGCACCCCATCGTGGGCCGGCATGTCGACGCTATCTCGACCAGGCTCACTCGTTCATAGAAATGCGCCGAAATACTGCAATAGCCCAGGGCCCCTCAAGCTCTGCGCCGGCCGCGCCGAGGAGGCCAGGGAGGAGGCGAGACGATGGGATTGAAGCCGGCGGACATCCTGGAGCGCGCCCGAGCGCTGGACGCCGAGGGCTATGACGAGATCCCGCTCCACCTGCTACTCGGGGCGGCCTGGACTCATGACCCGGGCGCGCTGGAGCCCCTGAGGCCGCTCCTGAAGGACTATCTCATCCGGTGGACCGAGACCCCGGGCTTCCTGGAGATCGTCGACGCGGACACGGTAGAGCGCCGCAGGATCCCCAGAGACGGGTGAGCCCGGACTGGGTCGGGGCGTCGGCTGACACCCACGTTCAGTCCGGGCTCTCGGCACGGGGAGCACGCCGCCAAGCATGAAAGCCGCGCCGAACGCGCACAAGCCTACCCCATCTCCCCGGGATTGCGCCCCATCTCCCCGGTCGTGAGCCGTTCGACCTCTACGGCCAGGTCCACGGGGAGGCCCTTCGCGGCGTCGCGGAGGATGTAGGCGCGCAACGAGCCGTCGTAGACGGCCTGGACGAGGAGCGCGAGGTTCTCCGGATTGCGCCCGACGCGGCGCCAGAGGTTCGCCAGTCCGACCCCGGTGATCTTCAGGAGCTGGAGTAGGGTCGCGACTCCCTCCGCGTCGGCCCCGCTGCTCTCGCAGTCCGTCAAGACGTCGATACAGTTCGCCGCCAGGTCGTCGTCGTCGATGACCGACGAGAACAGCTCCCCCCTGGCGACCATGGCGCGGTCGTAGCCGAGTCGGCTCATTCCAGGCCGGCCCCGTCGTCCCAGTCCTTCGGGAGCCCGAGCGAGAGCTGGCCGTCGGTGTCGATGTGCATGTCCAGCTCGATCTTCTCGCGCGGCGTCCGGACCCTAGAACCCAAAGTCGCCGAGAAACGCCCTTGCTTCGCCTTCTTGATCTGGAGCGTCGGGCTCCAGCTCCCCTGGGCCGCCGAGGTCTGGACTCCCGCGTTCAGCTCCGGCAGGACCTCGATCAGGTCCCTCTCCAGGATCGCCATCACGGCGGAGACGATCTTCTTCTGGCCCGCCGGTAGCTCCTTCCTGAGCTGGGCGAGATCCTTCGGTCCCTCTGCTGGTCTGATCGGTGCGACGCTCATGTGGTTCTCCTTCTCGCGAGGGTGCCCAGTCGATCCCACTGATCGACGACAGAGTCCCCTCGAACATCGTGACGAACGGCGGCGTCGCGAGCGGCCGGACGAGGATCTCCATCCTGGGCGACTCGTCCTGGGCCCCGCGGACGGTCTCCACCACGGCGCGGGCCACCTGGGAGTCGTCGTGCCAGAGGATCCCGGTCGCGACGTCACAGATGGGCTTTCCGAGGTTGTCCCAGTCCCCGGAGCGGATCGAGGTCGACCAGTCCCGAGGCCGAGGCTCCCGCTTGCGGTGATGGCTCTTCGCCAGCTCGTGGATGCAGAGGATCCAGATCTCGACGGGCTCGCCCTTCGGCACGATCGGCTCGCCGCCCCATGAGGAGTTCCTGGACTCCAGGAGCGCGATCTCGGCGTGGGCTCGCCACTTCTTCATCTGCGGGTCCGGGTCGGCGTAGACGTGGGGCCGGAAGAGGGTCCTGAGCGCGTTGATGGTCTTCGCGGCGTGAGCCCTGGCGAGCAGGACCGGAGCCTTCGCGGTCGGCATAAGGCCCATCCGAGGACGAGCGCCGGGGGGCGGGTCTCCATCGATCCGGGCGTAGAGGTATCTCGGAGGCGGCGTCTCCATCGGGGTAGAATGGACCCTCTCGGCGGGCGGCGTCAAGCTAGAACTCGATCTCGTCCTGAGTCGATGGGGTGTCGGCCACGGAGTCCTGAGCCCTGGCGGCCGGCGTCCCGTCATAGATCCGGACGAGACGGCCCATCTCGTGGTCCAGGAGGAAGTCGCCCCACTCGCCGGTCCGGCCCCACCAGTTCTTCGTGAGGCGGATCTTCTTGATCGTCTCGTTGTCCGCGTCCTTCGTCATGGAGAGCGCCATGTCGCAGCGATGATCGAGGAAGCGGCCCTTCGCCCGGCCCTCCTTGTTCAGCTCCGAGAGCAGGAGGAACGCGAGATGGCCGTGAGAGAGCTTGCGGGTCCCGACGACCCACTTCGTCACATGGCGGAGCGCGCTCATCCCGAAGGTATCGCCGCCCTTCCCGTCGTCCATGGCGTCGACGAAGCTCGACAGGGAGTCGAAGACGACCAGGGTCGGCCGCGCCGTGACCGTCTCGGCGAGCATCGCCACGACGTCCTCGATCGTGACGCCGATCCCGACGTCGAGGTGGTGCCAGGTGTCCGGCAGGCGGACCCTCTTGGCCAGGCTGATCGCCTCGGTCCTCGTGCGCTGATCGCGCCAGAGGTTCTCGGGGATGTTGGCGGAGGCCACGGCGCGAGCGGCCCGGTCCCGGATCAGGTCCTCGTGCATCTCGGCGGAGAGGTAGAAGGCATCCCAGCCGGCCAGGGCGGCGTCGATCGCCGTGGAGATCGCGACGAAACTCTTCCCGGTCGAGGGCTCCCCGGAGATCGCGACGCACCCCCTCCAGTTCAGGTAGAACGGCGCCAGCGCGACCCCTGTCTTGTAGAGGGGCTGCCGCTCGTCGATCTCCTGAGCGCGGGCCTCAGGGTCGTCTGAGACGAACGTCAGCGTCTGCTCTGGCCGCTCCAGCGCTCTCCGGAGCTGGTGACGCTTGAAGCGCTGCGGGTCGATCTCCAGGAGGTTCTCGGGCTCGGGCCAGACCTGGATGAGCTGGTCGACGGTCTTCCCGGCGGCCAGATGGTCCGCGGCGTCCTTCCCCTCGGCGGCCTCGACGATCGTGATCGAGGAGCCCTCTGGCAGGACGGCCGAGATGGAGTCGAACGTCGCGCGGGCGTGGGCTCGGCCTGGCTCGTCGCGGTCCTGGATGACCCGGATCTCGCAGCGGTCGGCGTGGAGGAATGCGCGAGACAGCTCGTCCCGCCACTTCCCGGCGCCGCCCGTGTTACACGTCGCGACGCACCCGGCCGCGCGCAAGGCGTCCACGTCCTTCTCTCCCTCGCAGACGATCACGGAGTCCCCGGCCTGGAGAGCTGGGATCAGCTCCGGGATCTGGTAGAGGGTCGGGGTCGCGCCCTTCATGTTCCAGAGCCAGCCCCCCTTCCCGTCCGGGCGCCGCTGGCGGAAGGACTTCGGCTCGGTCCGGCAGACCTCGTATAGGAGAGCCCCGTTCAGGTCGAGGTAGCGATAGGTCGCGACGACCTTCGCGCGTTCCGTGTCGCCGATCTGGCGGATCTCGGCCGGCTTCTTCCGGGCCGCCGATCTGGCCTCGTGGGGCTTCCAGTCGTCGTTCGGGTCGCCCGGGGCGTGGGTCTCGCCGCAGGGGCACTCCCCGCGCGCCTTATGGCTCCAGGTCTGCGAGCCGTCGTGATACTTGCAGCGGGTCCCCTCGCCGAGACGAGAGCAGTGGAACCAGTCGCCGTCCGAGGAGAAGCCGATGCACCGGGTCCCCTGGCCGCGCTGCATCCCCTGGTGTCCGCCGCACGCCGCGCACGGCTCGCTCTGGGTGTAGCGGCGGATCGCCCTCATCTTAAGACCCGGAGGCGGATCGGAGTCTGCGGAGTTCCGCTTCGAGGTCTGAGACTTTGGCGCGTAGATCAGCCAGCTCGTGGGCTGTGACGCTCCCGCAAAATGCCCCGGGCTCCCCGTGTGGTTCGTGCAGCGTCTCGTTCATCACGAATGGCTCATCCAGCGGCTTATATCGCCCGCAGCAGCATTGCTCAGGCATTCCACCCACTCACCTCTCACCGGAGGCCTGCAAGCGGATTACCTGCCCACCCTCCGGCCGTATCAACTTGCCGCCCTCATCGGAGGAGGCCACGACGATCGCGGTCGCCCTGGCCTTCCGGTCGTAGAGGAGGGCCCACTCTCTCGGCTGTCTCAGCGCGGCGGCGGCCTCATCGTTGCCTCGCGCTGCTATCCGAGCCAGCCGCCCGCGTTCGACGGTCCGGATCCGGTTCTGGATCGTCTTGACCCAGCCCATCTTCTTCCCGCCCTCTCCTCCCCACCACTCCAGGACCTCCTCGATGTATTGGTCGAGCGTGGTGAAGCTCTCGAAGGCTCCTCGCGAGACCCAGGGGATGGTCTTCTCCGCCCAGCCGTGGATCTGGCGGATCTCCGGAGGGGAGAGGGTCTCGGGGGCGAAGGTTCTGCCGCGTGGCTTCGCGGCGGCGTCGTCGAATAGGTCCCCGGTCTTGTCGGGCATGTCGTGGCGGCGTCCTCTCTGCGGCGAGCTATTCCCGGCCCGCCGACCTGCTCCTTCGTGATACCACAGACGGGCGACGGCGTGGGAGTTTTTTCTTGACCCACGGCGACTATTCGTGCAGGATCACCTTCAACCACGAGGACGCCGCCACGACATGCTCGACTCGCGACAGCTAGGCCCTGCGCCCTTTCCGAGGCCGCCCACGAAGCTCTGCCGGGCGTGCAACGTCGAGAAGGACGAGTCCGAGTTCTATAGGAGAGTCGCGTCCAGGGACGGCCTCCAGTCCAGTTGCAAGCCCTGCGAGCGGGCCCGGCGTGTCATGTTCAACACAAGGTCCCCGGGCGTCCAGGCGGAGAGGCAGAGGGCCTACTACTGGAAGAACCACGAGGAAGTGAAGCGCCGGATGAGGGCCTACCATCGGTCCGACCCGCTGAGATACTCGGCCCACGGCGCCGTCAGCCGTGCCATCAAAACGGGGCTACTCACCAGACGGTCGTGCGAGATCTGCGGATCCCCGCGGACCGATGCCCATCACGACAGCTATGCACAAGAGGACTGGCTTGTCGTCCGCTGGCTCTGCCGGAGCCATCACATCGCCCACCACAGAAAGGGAAACCAATAATGTCCGCCGCCGCCCCCGTTCTCGTCTGCGACTCCTCGAACCGACCCGCGTGGCTCGAATCCCGGAAGAAGGGGATCGGCTCCTCCGATTCCCCGTGCATCCTCCGCCTGGAGAAGGCCTGGGGGAACCCCTTCGTCGTCTCGTGTATCAAGCGAGGCCTGACGCTCCCGGACGACGCCCCCGACCAGGAATCCGAGTTGATGAAGTGGGGCCACTACGTCGAGGGCCCGCTCCTCCAGGCCTTCGAGGAGGAGACCGGCCACACCGCACAGCTCTCCGGCCTCATGTATCGCAGCGGGAACCCGGACACGCCCTACGCCATGACCACCCAGGACGGCGTCGTCCACGAGAAGGGTGGGAAGGTCGGCGGCGCCGAGTGCAAGCTGGCGATCTATACCTCGAAGGACTGGGAGCGATACGGGATCCCCGAGCACGTCGCTTGCCAGAACCTCCACACGATGGACGTCATGGACTGGGACTTCGTCTACACCCTGGCGCTCCTCGACGGCTATCGGTTCCGCTGGAAGAAGCAAGAGCGCGACGACGAGATCCTGGGCGACATTATACGCCCCGCGGAGGCGGAGTTCTGGCGGCGCCTCCAGGACGGCGAGCAATTCGACGCCGGGGTGGGAGGTCGTCCTGGGATGTCGGCCGACTGGCTGAAGAGCCTCCACCCGAACGACAACGGAGAGACCGCCCTACTGAAAGGCGACCACTGGATGGACGTCATGGACCGCTGGCGACTCGCAGCCGACGAGGAGAAGGCCGCGAAGGAGCGGAAGGAGAAGGCGAAGAACTCGCTCGTCCAGGAGGTCGGGGACGCCACCTTCGGGCGCCTCGACGACGGGCGGCGGGTCTCGCTGAAGACTCAGACCAGGACCACGAAGCCGACCACGGCGACGAAGACCTCGACGTTCCGGGTCCTGAGGGAGACGGGGTGATGGGCTTTCAGACGATCCCGGAGAGGCGAGCGGAACTCCTCAAGCTCGTGATGGAGGTCTCTCTCGAACGGCGTGAGGTGACGCTCGCCAGTGGCCGGAAGAGTCACTTCTACCTGGACTTGCGCCAGACCATGATGCGACCACTCGGCGTCAAGCTGGTCGGTGATCTGATCCTCGATAGGCTCCTGGGAGGCCTGGGGGTGGACGCAATCGGCGGCATGGCGGTCGGCGCGGTCCCGGTAGTGTCGGCGGTGCTGTCCTCTGCGGCGCATTGGAACCAGGCCGAATGGCTGGTTGGGTTCTTCGTCCGTAAGGAGAAGAAGAAACACGGCCTCGGCCTTCAGATAGAGGGCGCCTTCCAGGAGGGTCAAGCCGTCGCGCTACTGGAGGACACGACCACCACGGGCGGCTCGACGCTCGACGCCCTCGATATCGTGGAGGCCGCGGGAGGGAGGGTGGCGCGCGTGATCTGCATCGTGGACCGCGGCGAGGGTGCGGCCGCGGCCTTCGCGAGGCGAGGCGTCACGCTTGAATCGCTTTTCGATCGCGCCGACATCGACGAAGCGCTGAACCGGGAGGGGTGATGCCCATAGAGAACGGGATGAGCGTCGTCTTCACTCACGACGAAGTGATCCACGCCCACAGCGAGATCCACGACGCCGCGGGCCGTCTCTTCGGATGGAATAACGACCAGCCCGAGGCCCTCAGGATGGCGAAGAGGATCGCCGGCTGTGCGCGGATCCTGGTGATCGGGATCGAGGAACGCCAGGGGGCGAGCGACCTGGACCCTCGGAAGAAAGAGGATCGATGTCTCGCAATCGCCCGGCAACTCTTCGCTGCGGCGGGCCACCTGAGGGCCGCGATGGACTGCATCCCGGACATTAGGCCGGACGTTCGGGAGGATATTGACAGCGCGAGGGCCAAGCTCCACGCGGCGGCGTGCCGGAGGCTGGACGACGCGCTGAAGTCCGAGTTGAACCATGCGGAGATTACATGGATCGGCGTCGCGGTCCGCCGCAGGATCTCGGACGAGGGGCGTCAGATCGTCACCTCTTCCGCCCCGAGGCCACCCACAGAGAACGAATAGGAGACGCCGCCGTGCCCGAGCTACAAGACGACCAGGACCGCCAGAGGGAGGCCAAGTCGAACACGGCCACCCTGGAGGACTTCCTCCAGAGCGACTCGTTCGCCGACCACCTCCGGCAGATCCTCCCGGACCACCTCAGCTCCGACCGGTTCTCGACGATCGCCCTCCGGCAGACGCGGGCCATCCCGGAGCTTCAATACTGCGACCTCTCCACGGTCGCGGCGTCCGTGATGGAGGCCGCCGGCCTCGGGCTGGAGATCGGGATAAACGGGGAATGCTGGGTCATCCCGCGACAGATCAAGCGGAAGGTCAGCGGGGAATGGACGAAGGTCTGGGAGGCGGGCCTACAGGTCGGCTACCTCGGCCACCTCGCCCTCGCCTGGCGCTCCTCGCAGGTCGCCGGCCTTACCGTGGACGTCGTGATCGACGGGGACCGGTTCGAGTTCGAGAAGGGGACCTCTGGATTCCTTCGCCATCGTCAGCGCGAAGGCCGCATAGTCTCGGAGGCGACCGTCACCCACGCCTACACGGTCGTCCAGACGGTCTACGGCGGCACGGTCTGGGACGTCATCGACAAGGTGGAGATCGAGCGGATCCGGAACTCGGGGCCGAGTTCAAACTCTCCGGCCTGGCGCGACTGGTATGACCAAATGGCCCAGGGGAAGGTGATGAAGCGGGCCCTGAAGTTCTGCCCGAAGAGTCCCGAGCTGGCGCGGGCGATCTCCCTGGACGATCAGATGGACGGAGGCGTCCGCCAGACCTTCACCCAGTCGCTCCCGGCCATCCCAGCCAGCGTCACGTCCTCGACGGTCAGCGACACGGAAGAGGCCCTTCGCCGGTCGGCGGCGACTCAGAAGGAGGGCGGGCGCGCTCCCGAAGAACCTCCGCCGGCCGGCGATGAGGTCCCGCCGATGGAGGAGGACCAGCGAGAGCCCGTTCCGGTCACAGAGCAAGCTCAGCGCGAAGAGGGGAAGGCGACAGTCGGGGACTACGGGTTCTAGATGGGCGACGTCGACCTCTCCCGCTACGTCCTGGACTTCGGGAAGAAGCACAGAGGCGAGCGGATCCAGCGCATCCCGGCCTCCTACCTCCTCTGGATGGTCCGGGACCACTGCGGGCCCTACGCCGTCGCCCAGGCCGAGCTGGACCGGCGCGGGATCAAGCTCCTCGACATTGAGATCAGCGGCCACGCGATCGACGCGGCCTCGCTGAGGATCCGGAAGACCTGGCACGAGAACCGGGAGAAGGCGGAGGGGCTCCATGGATGGCTCTGTCGCGCCGCCCTCGATGCTCGCGCTCTCGGCGAGAAGGTGGACGAGGACTGCCTGGCATGGCTCGGCGTGAAGTGGGTCTTCGCCTCCGATCGAGGGGAGTGGCCCCTGCTGAAGACCGTCGTCCCGCTACGGGAGAAGGAGGGCTAGATGGACTGGAAGGAGGCGACGGACCTCGGGCAGGAGGCGGCCGAGCTGATCGGCAAGCTCCAGAAGGTCTTCGATGACCTCTCGCAGGCCGGGTATATCGTGGGGCCCCCGTCGTGGCGACAGATCGAGCAGAGCTTCGTCGTGAAAGGCCACGAGAGGGCCCTGACCCTGATCGAGCTGGAGGATCGCCTGACGCTCGCGTCGGTCATCGAGCCGAGACCGATCGATGGCCCGCCTGAGAAGGTGAAGTCCTCCGAGCCGTGGTTCGACGTCGATACCGGGCTGCCGCTGGCCGCCGATGGACACGGCGAGGTCCCGAGATGGGTCGCGAACATAGACGCCCAGACCTGCCCTAATTGCCGGGAACGCGACGGGGAGGCCTGGGATCCACATCAATTGCCACACTGCCAGAACGAGGTGTGCCGGTGCGTCGTGGGTCGGCCGGGATGACCCGACGAGACCCCACCTTCGGGCCGGACTACGATGTCGACCTCGATGGCCCTCGGGTCAGGCGGCAGATGGACGTCATCCGGGAGTTAATGCTGAGCAGGTGGAGGAGCGGCGCCCCCTGGCTGACTCTGTCCGAGATCGAGCGCGCGACCGGATACCCTCAGAACAGCATCTCGGCCCAGCTCCGCCACCTCAGGAAGGCGCGGTTCGGGTCTTACGACGTCACGAAGCGACGACGAGGAGAGCCGAAGGCTGGGCTCTGGGAGTATCGCGTCCGGCCGGAATTCACCCTCACGGGAGACTGAGAACGTCACCTTCTCCCCACCCTGGCCACTCACCACGACCACTACAGAGGAGCGCCACTCGATGCTGAAGCTCGTCCTGAAGGACTTCATGTGCCACAAGAGCCTCGTCCTGGAGTTCACGGAGCCCGTCGGGTTCATCGTCGGGGCGAACGGGGTCGGGAAGACCGCGATCCGGGACGCGCTGGAAATGGTCTACCTCGGAACCGGCAAGATCCGCGGGATCTCGACGAAGAAGGCGCTCGGCGAGCTGTCGGTCCGGGAGGGTGCGAAGTCCTGCTCCGTGACGGTCGAGACGGAGAAGCTCAGGATCGAGCGGACGATGAAGCGGGACGGCTCCCAGGAGTTCTGGATGACCCAGGGCGTGGAGACGGCGAGCGGCATCGAGTTCGGTGAGCCCAGGCAGGTCCCGCCCCGCCGCGACGGGAAGAGCCAGGTCGGAGGGATCGCGGACGACGCCCTCCGTGTGGTCCTGGAGCCGACCGAGTTCTTCCGCCTCGATGAGGCGCGACGCCGAGAGCTGGTCCTCAAGGCGACCTCGCAGAAGGCCACGCTGGCAGAGATCGTCCAGGCGCTCCACGACTGCCTGGAGCCCGAGGGCGAGGAGGACAAGAAGGCGATCCAGGACGCCGCCGAGTTCGTCGTCGAGTTCGGGATGAGGCCGGCGGAGACCCACGCGGCGGAGGTCCGCGCTCGGGCGAAGCGAGACCTGAAGGACGTCACCCCGGAGAGGCCCACCCACGCGGAGGGCCTGGCTCCGGAGCTGTGCGAGGTGATCGAGGCTCGCACCCTTGAGGAGCTGGAGACCCGCCTGGAGGAGGTCCGCACGCTCCACACCCAGGCCGTCGCGAGGGAGGCCAGCTCGACCGGGGTCATCGAGGGCCAGCTCCAGGAGGCTCAGGCCGCCCAGGCAGCGGCGGAGGCCGTGGAATACGAGCCCGCGGACAAGGGGGCGAAGAAGGGGCTCGTCGAGGCGACGAAGAGGGTCGCGGCCGCCACGGGTCAGGTGGAGAGCATCCGGAAGAGCCTGGACACGGCCCGGCAGGTCTTCGAGGAGACCGAGGTGGCCGTGTCCGAGATCGATTACGAGACCTTTGTGAAGCCGAAGGCCTGCCCCGCCGTCCCGTTCCCGTTTCAGTGTACCGTGAAGAAGGGGAGCTTCCGGGCGGCGATCGAGGCCGGGAACGGTCAGGCCGACGATCCTGGCGCTCTCGGGACCGCCAAGAAGGCCGCCGACGAGCTAAAGGTGAAGCTCGACGCCGCCGTCCAGGCCCTGGAAGCCGTCCAGGCCCAGCTCGCCACGGCGACGGAGCGCGCCGAGACAGAGCGCGACCGCACGACACGAGACGACGCGAAGGCCGAGGCGATCAACAGGACCCGAGCGCGGGCCCAGGAACTCGAAGGCCAGCTCCTGGAGGCGCAGACGATGGAGTCCGGCATAGTGGGGGAGACCGCCCCGGCCCTGGAGGAGCGCGTCGAGCGCGGCCGTGAGATGGTCGAAGCGAAGCGGGCCTGGGACATCCAGGAGGATCTCTACCGGAACCAGACGACGAGGAAGACCGAGCTGGAGATGACGATCGCGCGCTGGGACGAGATCGCGAAGGCCCTCAAGCCTGACGGCATCGAGACGATGCTCGGAGGAGGGGCGAAGGAGGAGTTCCTGGAGCTTCTCGATTCCGCTGAGGGTCTGGCCGGGTCGATCGAGCTGACGCCGGACTTCGACATCGTGGTCCACAGAGGCGTCGATGTGAACCGTCACCCCCTCCAGCTCTCCACCTCTCAGAGGCTCGCGGTCGGGATCGCGATCCAGCACGCCTTCGCGACGCTCCTCCAGTTCCCGATCCTCTGCTGCGATGCGATCGATACCTTCGACCAGGGCCTGAAGTCGGCGTGGGCCGAGTTCGCCAACAGGGTCGAGGACCGTTACGACGGAGCGATCCTCGGGATCTCGACGACGAGCGTGGCGACGCCCGCCGCGCCGCCGCCTGGGTTCGAGAGCTACCACCTGCACGACGGGACCGCGACCCACCTCATCACAGCGGAGGAGTAGGCTATGACGCAGACCAGAATCGACTGGTATGATTTGAGCCAGGTCGCCGGGACAGTCCTGGCCGTCTTCGGCCTGGGCGCGATCATCGCTGCCGGCGTCTGGCTGAAGTACGCGAGCCCGCGGAGCGACTACCAGCGCCTGAACGCCCTGGAGCAGAAGGTCCAGGCCCTGTCGATCCGCGTGGACGCGCGGCATTGCCCCGAGGTCGAGGAGGATAGCTCTCATGCACCTTAGGGACTCCATGGGGATCCGTGCAGAGTGGATCCTGACCTTCGCGATCGTGATGGTCGTCATCCACGCGGTATTCAACACGCTCTCGATCAGGCGAGACGCCGAGAGGATCAGCACGCTCGAAACCAGGGTCCAGGAGCTGGAAGCGAACCAGGAGACTCTAATCGGGGCTTTAGATAAGGTCGTCCTCATCCTGGAGGATAGATAGCCGTGATCCTCACTCTGGACGCCGACGGCCGCTACATCCAGGGGCCCGACTGCGGAAAGGTCGCGATGTTGCTCGACGCTGGGGCGAAGCGGAGGGTCCCGCCCAGGAGGTTCCCGCCCCGCGCTGGTCGGCAGTATGTAGCCGTTGAGATTCAGGGCACCCACGACGCCGCTCTCTGGGTCCAGGACGACGTGGACTTCAAGCGCTGCAAGCGAGACGACGACCGATTTATCGTCTGGCTGGAGATGGAGACCGAGCCCCTGGTGAGCGCTGGGCGTCTGCCACCAGACCAGAAGGTGAGCAACTACGAGGACCGGGCCTTCCCGGGGATGTGGTGATGTGGTGGCTCGGATGCGTCCGGAGATGGTTGAGGGAGATCACCTCGGAGCCCACCTACTGCGATGGCTGCAAGCGCTTTTCCAGGGGCTTCATCTGTCCCTACTGCTAGGAGATCATGCCGAAAAGGCCGCACGCTACGGGGCATCGTTTCGGCCCCGACCTCGTCTGCCTCTGTGGCGTCGAATGGGAGTCCCACCAGACCGCACAGACCGAGTGTCCGCTGGCCAGGACCGAACCCGACGCCTCGCCGGATGAGCCGGGAGACGTGGAGTCCGAGGAAGAGACGCCAGGATCAGGTGCCTGATCTCCTAGAGGTCGATCCAGAGAAGCTCGATCCCGGCGTCCGTCGGCGTCGCGCCCTGGTTCTCCCACTGGACGAGGTAGTCCCCGGCGGCGAGGATCCAGCCGTAGGTCTCCAGCTCCAGAGGGTCGAGGGCGTTGTAACGATGTCCGGCGTTCGAGAAGAACTTCGCGAGCTTCGTCCCGTCGGCCACGACGGTCGGGGTGTGGAACACGATGGCGGACGAGGTGATCGAGTCGACCCGGTTCCGGGCCACGACCGTTAGAGGCGTCCCGTCGGCCACGGGATCGTCCGGGGTGGGGCCGTCGTAGAGGGCGCCGTAGAAGTCCCCGTCCCCGGAGAAGGCGAAACCGAGGAGGATCCCGGCGCCCGCTGCCACTCGGACCAGAAGCTCGATCTGTGCCGGCGAGGCGCCGACGGCCTCGTCCTCGTGGGTGACGGAGAAGACGCGGCCAGCATCGAGGGCGGCGGCGTAGCTGTATTTCGAGAAGGCGCTAGCAGGCATGGCCCACCCTCCTAGAGGTCGATCCAGATCATCTCGATCGTCGCGTCCGTGACGCCGGCCGAGTGGTTATCGAACTGGAGGAGGTAGTCGCCGGGGTCCAGGATCCAGCCCCGCTTCTCGATGTCCAGGCCGTCGACCCCGTTGACCCGCTGGCCGTTGTTCGAGAAGAACCTCCGGAGCTTCGTCCCGTCGTCCGAGACCGTCGGGCCGTCGAAGGCGAGCGTCGTCGAGGTGTTCGTGGAGATGCGGTTCCGGTTCAGGACAGCAATAGCCGCGCCGTCCGCGCCCGTCGTCGGGTCGGCGTAGAAGCCCGCCCAGCAGTCCGCCCCGCCGCTGATCGCGAAGGCGAACCGGATCGCCGCCCCGGCCGCCACACGGAGGAGGACCTCCTGCTGGCCCGGCCCGCCGTTCTCGGCCGGGACGTCGTCGACGTCGAGAGTGGCGGAGAAGGCCTGGCCATCCCGGATCGCCGTTGCGTAGCTGAAGGGGTCGATGATTGACTGGCCGCTCATGGCTGCCTCCTCTGCTGGCGCGAAGGTATCGGAGGGCGCGACCTATCGCCCGCCCCGTAGCGCCTCGATGTACGCCGAGTAGGACATGCACTCCCAGCCGAACTCGGCCAGCGGCGTCCCGTCCTCTCGGGCGGCCTGTTCCTCAGTCGCCTCGTCCATGATCGGCGGCCTCTGTAGCACTCCGAAGCTCGGCGGCGCGGGCTTCGCGCATCCGACGAGCGCGAGCGCGGCGACCGACGAGAGTCTTAGGAGGGTGGTCCAGGTGGATCTTCGCTGCATCGTTGGCCTCTTGGTTCGCTTCGAGCGTGTCGGTCCGGTGCTCTGCGACGGCCTGGGCGCTCTTCGCCCTGACGAGCCTCCGGATCAAGAGACCCACCAGGGCGAAGAGTCCGCCGAGTGCTGCGAGTAGGGCTTTCACTCGGGCGGCGCGGGCGGAGGAGTATCTCCGGCCGCACACATGGGGCCGAGCAGGTCGCCGACCTTCGGGATCAGACAGATCCCGCCCAGGATGTTGATCGTCGCGTTGCCGCACGCCACGACGCCGCCCCCGTAGCCCACCTCGAAGTCGACGAAGTCGGCGGCATTGAGCCCGATCGCGGGAGGCCACGCAAAGCGGACCACCTTGGCGTCCAGCGCGGTATCGAAGGAACAGTCCGCGGCGTAGGCTGGGCTGGCGGCCAGCACGAGCCCGCCGAGCACGAGTAGCAGGACAGCGCCCCTGACGATCGTCCCTCTGAGAGCCTCTGAGAGCTTCATGGATTCCCCCTCCTCTGGCAGTCCTGGACGTCGCGCTCCAGGTCTGCGATCACGAGAGCCAGATGGCTCACGACTGAAGCCGGGATTCTATCATCCCGGGCCGCCTCTGCCTCCAGGGCTCGGAATGTGCGGTCCTCCAGGTCGTCGGAGACGGCCTCCCTGGCGCGTCCCATCGCGGCCAGGAAGGTCGCCTCCTCCCCCCGGTACTCTCCCCCCAGAAAGGCGCCGAGAGGGACTGCCAGGGCCAGCGCGATCTTCAGGACCAGGCGGACCCACTCGGGCGCCGGCCCGAGGCTCACGGATCGAGTTCCGCATGGATGTGGACGTTCCACTCCTTCCCGTGACACGAGACGTCATAGTTCACGCCCTGGCGCGCGAGCAGGTCGACCCTCATCCTGGCGGCCCAGGCCTCGCCGATCGTCCGGCGATCCTCCAGGACGTCCGTCGTCCCCCAGAGCGAGATGTCGAAGGCGTTGTTCCGCTCGTGGGCGTCCAGGGTGTCCCGGATCTTCCGCCAGCCCTCCGAGACTATGACCTCCGTCATACCGTGAGGGGCGGTCCGGAGCGCGGACTGGACGATGCACCAGACCTCGGGGCGTGTATTGCCCTCGGTCAGAATGCAGCCCCGGCGAGCCTTCTCGGAGCTGTCCTTCCAGTCGGCCTTTATGATGAGCCGCGGGCCCTTGTAGCCCATCTCTCAGTGTCCTCCGGGTGGCTGCGAGACCGTCCCGAGCCACTCCCAGACGCGCTGCAAGATGGCCCAGAGCCCGACCGCTCCTGCCGCGCTCGCTCCGCCGACGACGGCCGTCTGACTTGGGGTCGCCCCATGAGCGCTCCCGGCGATCTCCATCTTCTCGTGGGCCGCGAGGTCGTCCCGGACGCCGTCGATCTTGTGGTGCGTCCCGTCCAGCCGGTCGTCCACGACATCGAAGCGGCGGTTCGTCTCGGTCTCCTGGGCGGCCTGCCTCTCGTGGCCTTGCGTGAGCCCACGGGCTACCTCGATCCGGAGCGCGCTCGTAGCCTCAGCGCTGCCTCGGATCATCTTCTTCGCTTCATCCAGGGACTCCCCGAAGTGGCTCATCGTTGACTCGATCTTGCCGAGTGTCCGCTCGATCTCCTCGCTCATCCGGTTCTCCGTCGTCGTCTCAGGTGGAGGATCGTCAGTAGCAATAGGCCGGCAGATAGTAGCCGGCCCTGGGCGGGCTCGGGGACGTGGATCAGTGGAGGGGGTGGGTTGAGGCAGTTGCCGATCAGGATCGGAGCACTCCACGAGGAGCGATCTCGATGGAGAGGTCCCCCGTCGTGTTTGTGGGGAGGGTCCAGGGTAGCGGCCTGGACTCGGGAACACCCGGGAGCGTCGAGGAGCGTCGCCTCGGCGTAGACCTCGTCCGTGGAGTAGCCGTGGCGCGCGGCGCGGTCCATCTCGTCCTGGGTGAGTCCGGACAGCGCCTTCGACGGCGCCCACTGGAACCAGTCCCAGTTCTGAGGCGAGGAGCGGAGGGCCAGATCGCGAGCGGCGCCGTTCGGTAGGGAGGCCTTGAGGGGGTCTGCCCAGAGGACCCGGCTCGCACCCTGCCAGGGATCGGCGAACGCGATCCGGGCGGCGGCGAGCGTCACCAGGAACACGAAGCCGCCCACTGAGATCCGTTGCATGACGTCCGCCAGACCTCCTACCAGACCTTCACGATCGACATATTGCCGAAGACGTCCCTCGTCCCGGTCGAGTCCTGGTAGGCCACGCCACGCACGATCTGTCCGACGGCCAGCTCGATCCCGAGAGTGACGTGGACGATGGTATCCGAGTTCGTTGTGGGGTGAGGGTCGTTCTGGCCGAGCCCCCCGGACTCGATCGTCCCGTCGATACTGATCGCGATAGCGCGGTTGACCCCGCCGTTCGGCGTCCCGGTTCCTGAGTCTTCGTCGAAGAGGACGTTCAGCCCGATTTCGTACCAGCCAGCGCCGCCCGCTGGCACGGTGAAGCGGTCCGGGTTGGCCCCGCCGACGTCGATCATCCCGCCGATATCGGTGACCTCGGTCTCCCAGTCGATGTCTGTCGCGGTGTCGTGCGCGATATTGAAGCCCGTCGTCACAGTGGCCCGCGCTCTCGCCTGAGTCGCAGAGCTGACGAGCTGGGTCGCGCCGATCTCCACAGCGTCGATCTCGTTGGTCACGAGCGAGAGCTGGTCGACTCCAGGGGATCTCATCCCAGAGGTCGGGTCGGTCTGGAAGGAATAGACCGGGTTTGTCTCCGTCCCGTCCGCCGCTCGGAGCTGTTCTGGCTGCGCCGCCCCGCCGTGGGCACGGACCACATGGACGCCGCCTGCCGTGAGGGCGACCTCGTCAGCCGCTGGCCAGTAGACCCCGGTATTCGGGTCTCCGATGGGAGCGATCGATGGGAGCGGGGCGGTCCCGGCCGGGAAGAGGATCCTCAGGCTCGACGGCTCCAGGCCCGCCAGGATCTCGTCAAGCTGTTCGAGCCGATCGTGGAGCCCGTCGAAGTCCGAGAAGAGGAAGTGGCCGCCCGTGACCTTGATCCCTGTACTCGGTCCCTCGTCGGCGAACGACCCCCCGGTGACCGTCATCACGAGCGCCGAGAGGCCCGTGAGCGTATAGGGCCCATCGTTCAGCTCTGAGTCGTCGACCTGGATGTCCTGGCCGTTCACGAAGCCGTCGGCCGTCCAGTCGCCCACGGTCCTCTCCAGCGTGTCGGAGCCGTTGCCGTCGATGAACTCGATCGAGTCGGTCCCGTCGAACCACGGGGTCGTCCCGCGCCGGACTCGGCTCCGCTCGTAGTCGTCGCCGTCCCAGAAGACGGGAGCGAGCCGGGTCGGGTTCGAGAGCACCGAGCCCGAGTCGATGTCGAAGTGCCAGAGGTCGACGATCGACGGGAGCACAGAGGCCGTGTCCACGAGTGTCGGGATGCCCTGGGTGTTGACGTTGAGGAAGCGCTCCAGCGTGTCCCCGCCTCCAGCGTAGGTCGCCGTCAGGACGGCCGCCGTCGCCGGGGCGACTCGGACGCCTTGGACCAGCGCGGACCCTGTCGCGACGTCGATCCGGTTGTCGTTCGGGGCGTCCTGGATGGTCGGGAAGTAGGAGTGAACCCCGATCAAGCCGCCATTGACGTGGATCGTGTATCGATCGTATTGGAGCAGGTCGAGTGGGAGGACGGATCCGGGCCCCTGGATGTTGTTGATCTCCAGGGTGTGGAGGTTCACGGTATTGAAGAGCGTCAGGAGCGTCGCGTCGAGGTCGTCTCCGTAGGTGTAGTAGCTCGCCGAGGTCACGGCGCCCTGGCCCGACGCGAAGGCGACGTAGTAGTTGTTTCCGATGACCATCGTCTGAGCCATGGCGCTCTCCTCCTAGACGAGATTCCCGTCCTGATCGACGGTCGAGACTTCCGGGAAGCCGGGATAGTCGCCTCCGTTGTTCCACAGCGCAGCCCCGACGACTCCGATCCCGATGGTCCCGCCGTCGGTGACGACCTCATCGATAAAGGGATCCCCGGAGAACTCCAGGACCAGGGGCCCTACGGCGGCGACGTCGATGGGGGAGCCGTCGTCCTTGTCGTTGTCCATGGTTCGCTGGATCGTGACGGCATCGCCCACCTCGAAGCCGTCGTCCTCCCAGCTCCCGACGAGCCGCGTGATCGTGTCGTTCCCGCCCGTGTTCGCGAACGTCACCTGGGAATTCCCCTTCATGGCCTTCGGGCCCTTGTAGAACTCGAAGGGCTCCTGGCGGAAGGTGAAGCCCACCTCGACGTCGAGCCCGACCTGGAGCTTCGTCCCGACGTTGTAGGTCTTCGTGGTCGTGATGGCGTTGCGCACTCCTCCAGGGCCGATGACCTGCCAGCGCCCTCCGGCGAGCCGGAGCTGGACCGTCCGTCCGCGCTGGGCGTAGGTCATACTCCCACCAGCGCTCTTGACCGGGATGTTCTTCATGGGCCGGCCCGAGCCGAACTCGATGTCCGTCACCCACGTCCCGGCCGTGTTCGCAGGGCTCATGGACAACATCCGGAGGTCGCCGATTACGGTCACGATCCGGATGGGGTCGCGCGCTGAAATCTCCCGTTTTATGAGAGCTTGCTCCTGGGTCATATCAGACGACCTCGATCCCGCTCGTGATCTCCAGAGCCTGGATCGTAGCGTTGACCGTCTTCGCGTCCCGCTTCAGTGTCCGCGACATCTGGCGGATCAAGTAGATCCGGTCGTCGTCGGTGGAGGAGAAGGAATCGGCCGGCTCCAGGGCGAGGTCGTGGAACATGGCGATCGTCCGGGGATGGAGCGTCGCCTGTTGCATGAAGAGAACCTCGCGAGCCAGGACGATTGCAGTCGCGTCGTCGTCGATGAGGTGGTTAACCACCTCGATCCGGCTCTCCGAGAATTCCAGGGCCTCGTCGGTCCGCGCGATCTGCTTGATCTCCTGGAAGACATACTCGAAGGGGTCGGCGTGGATGTCGTAGACGCCGCGCCCGAGCGAGTTCATGATCCACAGGCCCAGGACCAGCGCGAAGGCCTGGATGATCCGGCCGATGGAGATCGTCACGAAGAGCGCCGCCCCGTCCGGGATCGCCGCGAAGACGACGTGGATTATGAGAAGGATCACGGCCAGCCAGGGCGCGAAGCCCGTGTCCACTGTTATCAGCATACCGACATAGCCCTCGGCCAGGTCGTTCGGAGCTACGATCCCGGTCGCGCGTTCTCCTCCGCCGAGAGCCTTGAAGCCGCCGTTCACGGAGGTCTTTACGACGAGCTTCGGGTTGTCGGCGAGCTGGGTCCGGTCGTCAGAGAAGAGCGCCTCGATCCGCTCGTTATCGGCGAAGAAGCCGGTCGTCAGATTGACCTGAGCGACGACCTGCCGAGGCTGGGTGATCTTGCTCTGATTGAAGTCCAGGCCCTTGATACAGACCGAGTCCGCGGCGATCACGTCCGAGAGAGGCCACTCCACGGAGATCCGCGTCCGCTGGTCCGAGTAGAAGCGGTCGATGTTCCCGCCCAGGATGGACAGATGCTGGCCGAGCTTGCCCTCCCCGGTGAAGCGAGGGATGAAGCCGTCGGCGAACATGACGCGCGCCAGCAGGACGATCGGAGACTCCCCCGAGAGCGTCATCGTCGTGTGGCGGAGGACGCGGGTCTCGCCCCATCCGGAGAACTCGATCTCCGCCGGGGCCAGCCCCATCTCGCTCTGGGCGAGCGTGTCCCCGATCGCCCGATAGGTCTCGCCGTCGGTGAATTCCCGGCTCGTGCGCTCGTAGCCCAGGAAGTCCGCCTCCCTGGAGGTCGCCTTGAACTGTCGCTGGCTCTTGCCTGCCGGCCCGAGCGCCCTGGAGCGGATCCAGCTCGGCTGCCCCCGGATGATCATCGTCAGGGTGTTCGGCCAGAGGTCGGGGTCGACCTGTTCGTCCCCCTCGTAGACCCTGAGGACGTTGCCCTTCCGGAAGTAGCGGGCGTCGAGGTCCTGGGAGTAGTCCGCCTCGTAGTCCTCGCCGTCGATGGGCTCGGGCGCGATAAACTGGATCCCCTCGGTCGTCCAGTCGTAGTCTGTGCCCTCCGTGAGGGCGACCCCGTTCTTCCGGACCTCGCGGGTCACGTTGGGGTCGTGGATGCTGACCGGCCGGTTCGAGACCTCCTCCAGCTCGCCCCCGGTGTCGCCCGTGACGTCGATCTCCTCGCCGGTCGTGGTCGCCGTGAGGAGGCTCAGCGGGTTGAATATGCCCGTCGGGTCCTCAAGCGTGACCGTCGCCGATCCCGCGGAGATCCCGCCCGTCGTGTAGTCGCCAGAGACCTCTTGGATGTCGATCTGGGCCGCGAAGTCCGTGAAATCCTTTGGGCCCACGATCAGCTCCAGGGCCGTCTCCGTGACGATGTCTCCGATCGTGTTCGCCAGACTGCTCCGGAGGTCATAGAGGTCCACGCGGAAGGCCGGCGCGCGGCGCTCCGTCTCGCCGAGAGAGATCGCCTCCAGGAGCGGAGGGAGCGAGCGCACTACGTCACCTCGGAGACGATGTGGAAGGTCAGGACGACGTTCTCGTCCACGTAGCCGGTGGGGTCGACGTCCCAGCCCGTGAAGGCGTTATCGATCGGGTCGCTCGGACCCCGGATCTCCTTCATGTCGAGCGCCTTCCCGGTCGACCCGCCGCCCACCTGGAGCTTGTAGAATTCTACATTGTAGGACTTCTCGGAGAGGTCTCGCGGCGCCCAGACGATGTAAGTCTGGGCCGATGGGACCAGCGCCGGAGGGTTGACCAGATAGTTGATGAAGAGCCGGAGGAGATAGCTCGGCATCGAGGCGACCGACTCCTTCGCCCCCTTCCAGGTCAGATGACAGTCCATGTCGTCGAGCTGACCCTCGAAGCGGGTCACGAGCGTCGTCCCGAGGGTCCTCTTCGTGCTCGCCAGGGGGACCGGGATCACCTCGTCCAGGAAGTTCGAGACCGAGTCGGGGTTCACGGAGAACACGATCGGCGGGAAGCTCGCGCTGAGAGGATGCGTCAAGGTCTGAGAGGCGCCCAGCTCCCCGGCGCCGCCCACATCCAGCAGGGGAGCAGAGGCAGCGGCCGCAGCCGGGGCGCCCAGGGCGATCTCGAAGTCGGTGGAGACTGTGATGGTCATCGTTAGAAGACCTCCAGAGAGAAGTCGATGTCCTTCCCGACGTCGCCGTCCAGGATGGAGGAGGTGTAGACGCGCTGCGTCACCACGCCGTCGTCGCTTGTCTCCTCCTGGTTCTGTGGGTGGAGCGTGCCCTCGGCCGTGTCGAGCGTGATGGCCGGGGTGTAGTTCGGGACTGGGAGCCCCGTGACGCTGTCGCGGACGATGACCCTGACCCGTGAGCCCCCGAGGCGCCGGTTCTTCCGGTCCGGGCCCATGACGATCTCCAGGTCCGGGCCGTCGATGTCGACGATGACCATGAAGCTAGCGCCCCGTTCCGGCTCCGATGCGGTGCCCTCGGCGTGAACCTGCCAGACGCACGTCTGCGGCCTCGGGATCGTTGCGTTGTCCCTGAAGCGGAGCCTCATCCAGAGCGCCCGGTGGGTGAGCCCTGGGAGCGCGGTAGTGTCGCCCCTGCGAGGCGTCATTAGCTCGGCCTGGTTCGCTGGGCTCCGCCTCCAGGTCTGAGGACCGCCTTCGTCTCCGGTGCCGACCATCGCGCCGGCCGTCGTTTCGATGTCTGGCTCGACGCGCTCGTTCGCGATGCCCGGGATCTCGATCGCGGCGGCGTCCAGCTCGGCCATCGTGGAGCACGCGATCTCCAGGATCAGAGGGCCGGGCTGGTGGTCCGTGATCCAGACGTTGTAGGGCCCGTTCGTCGTCCCGTTGCCCAGCGCGTGGATGAACATGAGCCGGTATCTGGGCTCTCGGGAGACGGACGTCAGCGCGTCCCAGGCGTCGAAGACGGAGTTCGGGGTGTAGAGTCGGTAGACCCGCCCGACGACCGAGACGATCGGGAGAGGGCCGTCCAGGGTGAACTCTCCGGTCACCGTGTCGAAGCCGATCACCTCGACGGCGAAATTCACCTCGTCAGTCGCGGCCACGAAGGCGTCCTCTCCGAAGAAGATGATCCAGGAGCCCGTGTAGTCGGTGGAGGTGGGCAACAGACCCGCGTCCGTGAAGTGATACAGGTCGCCCGCGTCCGTGATCGATCCGTCCAGCTCGTCGATCGTGGTGGAGGACCTGAAGCCCCCGAGCATCGCGTTCGGATCCGTCTGCGGGTCGCCGACCCCAGAGGCGACCGCCCGCTTCATCTCGCACTCGAAATTGCGCCGGCTCATCCGTCCGCCTGGGCCGTGACCCGGTCGCGCGTCTCGGCCAGATCGTCGTCGTCCGCGTACCGGACTCGGGCCTGACCGAGCCCCTCCGCGTCGGTGATCGAGGTCGCGGCCAGGAGCGTCCCGTGGGCCGGCGTGACCGGGTCGTCGGTGTGGGGGTAGTCGACCGTGTAGACCTCGGTCCCGTCGACCGGATAGGGCACGTTGAACTCTACCTGGGTCGTCGAGAAGTCGAAGTCGACGCCCTCCTCCAGCTCGATCCCGTCCTCGTAGACCTTCTTCGGGTAGTCGATCGTCAGGTTGATCGGGCCGTTCGCGAGCGTGAAGTCATCCCCAGGCGACGACCCCGTAACGTCGATCACCTCGCCCTCCGTGCTGGTCGCCTCGATGCTCCAGTTGATGACCTGACCGCCGATCAGCTCGCCCAGGTCGCCGCGTGCGTCCGTGTCGAGCAGATTGACCCGGCCCGTCGAGGGGCGCGCGAGCCATCCAGGCGGCCGGAGCTGCGCCACCTCGGCCGCCATGCTCCACTCCAGGATCGAGTGACATCCGGCCCGCGCGTTGCCGTTCGCATCCGTCACGCTCGACCAGAGGACCAGCCGCTCGCGGGACGAGTCGAAGAGCGGCGTCTCGTAGTTCACGGGCGTCGTCGCTCCGACGCGATAGTTCGCGGGAGTAGCCGGGAGGACCGTCGTCCCTGACCCGAGCACAGAGGCGATGCAGCGCGACGAGACGCCGAGCCGGCCGTGGACACGGATGGGGCTCCCGCTCGCGCCCGTCGGATTCCAGTCGTAGAAGAGGACGTAGTAGCGGAGTTCTGGCGCCGACGGCTGGATGGAGCGAAGACACTGATAGAGTCTCCCCTTCGGCGTGGCGTGTTGTGAGTCGGCGTCCGGGATGAACTGGATGTAGTCGACGACCATGTCCGCCTCGCCGTAGAGCGGCCCGGCCTGGAACGTAGCCGGGGAGGAGTTGTAGCTGCACGGGATGTCCTGCTCGATCGTTCCGAAGCCGGTCGAGAGGTCCACGAGAACCATGACCTGCTCGTAGGAGCCCAGGTCAGAGTGGACGCATTCGGCCCGGCTGAGGAGCATGTAGCCCCACTCGGGGAAGAAGATCGCGTTCGGCGTATTGCTCGACGCCTCCAGCTCCCAGAAGCCCTCCTGGCCAGTGGTCGGGCTCGTCCGCGGGCCGTCGAAATCGAGGGCCGGGAAGGGGTCGTCATCGATCTCGATCGTCGGGTCGGAGTAGTTCAGCTCGTTGAAGTGGGTCGAGCTGTCGTGGGAGAAGAGCCTCTGGGTCCCGGTGATCGGCTCGAAGTCGCCGACGAGCTGAGGTTGGATGCCCCCCACGTCCCAGGTCCCGATGTGGCTCCCGGTCGAGTCGATCAGCTCGGGGTCGAATCGGACCACTCGCCAGTCCGGGCCGCCGTCCGCCTCGTCCCACTGGCAGGAGAAGGCGGCGAAGCGGTCGAGATAGGCGCGAGCGGGGCGGAAGGTGCCCGTGTTCGCGAACTCGATGCCGTTGGCGAGCGCCGGGACCTGGAAGTTCCCCAGCTCCAGGTAGGCATACATATCCCGATTCGAGAGGAGCTTCAGACTCACGGTCGCTAGGCCTCCTTCGGCGGTTCTCCAGTGGAGCCGCCCATCGAGCGCGCGAGGTCCTGGACGTTGACCCCTCCCATGTTCGGCATCGTCCCCAGGATCCCGGACATCCTGGTCATAGCAAGGTCCACGGCCTCCGCCGCCTGTCCCTTGGCCCCGTCCGCCATGTCGGAGACTTTCCTCATGTGGCCCTCTGTCGCCCTGGTGGCCGCCAGGATGTCGCAAAGGACCTGGGCCTGGACGAAGAGCAGCATGACGACAGGAGAGGGATCCTGGGCCGCCTCCAGGAGCGTCAGCTTCCGGTGGACGCCCGCCTCCAGGTCGAATAGCTCGACTAGCTCGGGATTGATGACCACGCCGCGCTGAGGCATCTCAGATCGGACGGACTGGGGGAGCGCGATAGGGGCAGACGGATCGCGGGAGCTGGCGGACATGGGGGTCTCCTATGCGAGAAGGGCTGAACTCTGCGAGAGGGTCTCGGCTGCACTCTCGCCGACCGAGCCTCCGGCCGCCACTCCGCCAGAGATCGAGCGGATCGCGTCCAGGATGAGGGCCTGGAATTCGTTGTTGACGTCGAGCTTCCCCTCCGTCCCGACCAGGGCGGCCTCCAGGGTCTGTCCGACCTGGAAAATGGGGAGCGAGCTGTCCCCGGCGATGACGCCGCGCTGAGCCTCCGCCTGGGTGGCGTTCGCGGCCGAGCGGACCAGGGAGTTCGTCACGTCCGCCTCCGTGTCCCGGAGCGCGCCAGGGAGGATCGACATAGCGGCCCCCAGGCCGGCCGTCCAGCCCCTCCCGAGACTTTTCCCGAGTTCTCCACCCAGGAGCCCGTCCTTCCCGAGGATCCCCTTCTCGCCGCCCAGAAGTTCCTTGAATTGCTTCCCGAGGGTATTCATGACGTCGTCCATGGAGTCCTTCAGGAGCTGCCCGGCCGTGTCCGCGAGTAGCTCCATCATGTCGAAGCCCTCGCCCGTGATGGCGGCACGGAGCCCGCCTCCGATCGCGTCCTCCAGGCTGTCGCTCAGGGTCTCGCCGAGCTTCCTGGCCGTCGCGTTCGTCTTCGCGTCCGCCTTCTCCTGGGCCTCCGTCTGCGCCTTCTGGACGAGGAGGATCTCCTCCTGGATCTTCTTGACGCCGTCGAGGGCGGCCTCCACGTTGCCGGCGGCCTGGGCCGTCGCGATCAGCTCGTTCGCCTGCTGGCCGAGGAGGAAGATCTCGGCCTCGTATTTGTCCTTTCGTCGCAGCGCCGAGAGATTGATCTTCTCGTTCAGCTCCAGGAGCTTCTCGGCCGCCTTCGCCTGGGCCTCGATCGCCTCGCGACTCTCGCCCACTGGTAGGTCGACCTTCGTGTCCACTTTCGGAGCGGCGGATCCGATGGCGCCGCCAGCGATGACCCCGGCCGCGCGCTGTTTGATGCTGTCGAGGGTGGACTCGAACTTCGCCGCCTCTTCCTCCCCGAGACGGAACTCGTCAGCGAGGCCGCCGACCGTCACCTGGAGGGCAGAGAGTTCCGCCCGAGCTTCGCCGATGCGTCCGGTGAGATTTTCGACCAGCGGCTGGTCGCCTCTGCCCTCGGCGGCCCTCCGCATACTCTCCAAGCGCTCGACGTGGCCCCTCGCCCTGCTCAGCTCCTCCTCGCCGATGATCCCCTGGAAGACAGTCCCCACTCCCCGGAGCTTGTTCAGGACTCGGAGCGCCTCTACGGCCGCCAGGGTGAGGAGGCCGAATAGCTGGATCGCGACGTTCAGCCCGTCGCGAGCGAAGTCCGTGATCGCGTCCTCGTTCTCCTCGATGATCTTCTGGAGATCGCCCAGGAAGGGGAGCAGGACATCCCGTAGGGAGTTGATGACCGGGCCGCGGAAGGCGTCGCCGAGGGCCTTCGAGACGTTCGTCGTAGCGTCGCCCACGTTCGAGAGAGCGCCGCCGAGCGTCTTCGAGAGGTCTTCGGCGGCCTTCCCGAAGGTCCCTCCGGCCCCGAAGGTCTGCGCGAAGGCGACCTCCAGCTCCGCCATCGAGAGCTTCGTGGCGTCCGGGATCCCGGCGATCGACTCGATCAGAGCCTTGACGCCGCGCTCGCGGAAGAGATCCGCCGAGGCGATACCAGCCGCCAGAGAGCGCTGGAGGTTACCTGCCGCGTCCTGGAACGAGAGCCCGGTCACGGCCGCCAGGTTCGCGGCCGTCTCGGTCAGCTCCTCCAGGCGCTCTCGGTTCCCGAGCGCGGCCGAGGCCAGTGTCGACGCTCCCTCGACGATCTCGGAGACCGCGAACGGCGTCTTCGAGGCGAGCTTCGTGAAGGTTTCGAGGGCCTTGTTCGCCTCCCGCTGGTCCCCCAGGAGCCCGGCCAGCCGAACGCCATACTGCTCGAAGGCGGCGGAGGTATCGATCGCGGCCTTCGCGACACCCAGGAATCCCCGGATCCCGGCCAGGATCCCGAGCGCTGCGACGAGGCCGAGGATCTTCTTCCGCACGGAGCCCGAGGTCTTCCCGACTCGCTTGATCGACGACGAGGTGGCCTTCCCGCCCTTCTCTGTGATGACGATTTCGACGATCTCTCGCGCCATCTAGGCCCCCACGGCCGTCAGGGCTTTACGCTGCGCGAAGGCTCTCTCCCGCCCCGCCCTGGTCGCCTTCGCGACGAAGTTCTTCGGGGCCTTGGGGGAGGATCCGTTGTTCAGCGCTGCGATGTAGTCGATGTTGTTCCGGATGTAGGCGACGTCCCCGACCCGGTAGCGGGAGGCGACAGTCGCGATCCTGGCGGCCGTGGCGGTCCTGCTGGGATCTAGGAAGGCGACCGGGGAGGTGACCGGGACGTTCAGCGAGGGGCGCCAATTTGCCACAGCGAAGCCGGTGAGGACGGGGGTCGTCGCGGTCAGCTCATCGCCGATCGACTCGATCACGTCGGCCACCAGGGCCTCGACGTTCTCCGTGAGCGCGCTCGCGATCTTATTGAGGCGGCGCTCCAGCGTCCGGATGTCCCTGCTCGCCGCCATCCTCAGCCCCCCCAGGCGCGTCCGGCTCTTCCCAGTTCTTCCGATGATCGAGGTAGTCTCGGAGCTTCTTGAAGTGGACCGGGTGCTCGATCAGCCACGCTGTCCAGTCCTGGCGCGAGAACTCCGCGAAGCCCTCGGTCGGGCTGGAGAGGATGACGCCTTCAGCGTAGACCATCGCGTAGAGGCGGACCGCCCCCTTCTCCGACATCTTCCCGCAGTCGATGGCGAGCCGGTGTGGCTCCAGGAAGGCGCTCGCTCCAGCGCGATAGACGGCGTTCACGTCCGGGAACGGAGGGGCACAGTCGAGGGAGATGTCCGGAGGGCAGTCCGGGATCGCGAAGGTGACCCTCATCTTCCGGCGCACTATGCCATCTCCCCGGACGCGACCGCGGCGCGGACGCGATGCTGGAGGACCCCGATATCGTGGCCCTGGAGCTGAGTCCGGCCGGACGAGTCCTCTCTCTCTGTGGCCTGAGGACGGAGGGACTGCGAGAAGTGGCGGAGGGCGCCGGACTTCGCCCCTCCGAGGGCGTCCAGGATCGCAGCGTGGACCCCGTAGGCTTCCACGACAGACTCCTCTCCGAGGGCGCGGCGCTCGATCAGCAGGTTCGTCGTGAACTCCAGGTAGGTCAACTCGCGCCGTAGCTTCCGTGGGGTCGTCCCCCAGCGTCGCGACAGGAAGGCCAGCCCCTCCTCCTTCAGGCTGGCGATGAACTCGGGACGGAACTCCCGTTCGAGGGCCTCTGGTCGGGGTCGCTCTGGGGCGTAGTGTCCGAGCTTCGGTCGGCGCCTCGTCTCAGGAGCAGGATCGGCCCGAGGAGGGCCATCCCTTTTCCCACCATTCCCCCTCCGTCCGCACGCATGATCGAGGTCAGCCAGACGGCCTGGGCGATGGCGTATATGTCGTCACCCCAGAGGTCCTTCCAGACGATCCCCATGTCGCGAAGCTCGTCCCGAACGCTCCGCTCGCAGATGACGGAGACCTCCCGGTGGAAGTTCAGGAGGAGCGCCCCGAGCGAGAAGGTCGTGGCCTTCTCGTTGCTCTCGTTCCACTCCAGCCAGCGGTCCACGAGAGCCGCGACGAGAGGCATCGTCTCGTCCTGAGTCTCCATGGTCCACGGCCGGACCGTGAGAGATCGAGCCCCTCCCATGATCGGAATCGGACCTGGCAAGAGCGCGACCTTCGGCGGCGTGGTGCTCCCCTCTGCGGCTTCCATCGTGCCTCCGTTATGCGCCTGCCTCGGTCTCGCTCGCGAGCTGGATCGTCCCGTAGCGGTCCGTTCCGCCTCCGTCGAGGATGTTGAGGACGATTGTCCCGACCCCGAAGTCATCCGAGCCGAAGGTCAGCGCGTTGTCGTCGATCCGGATTGAGGCGTAGGGGACCGTCCAGATCATATTGATCCCGACATCCGTGAGGTGCTTGATCGTCGCCATGCCCTCGAAGACGCCGCCGCCCTGGGTGAAGGGCTTCATCGTCGTGTGGGCCTTCCGGTTGTACTCGTATGCGAGGGAGACCGGCTGGCCTGCCCGCAGCGCTGAGGTCGCATCCGGAGAGGCGAAGGTGTCGAGATTCGGGAAGCGGATCCGGCCGAGCAGAGGGTCGAGAAGCATGTCCGGGTCTGCCGCGTCGTAGTCCTCGACGAAGGCGTGGGTCGGGGTGTAGGTGACGTTGAGTTGATTCCCGACCGGCATGACCTGGGTCATGTCCAGCTCGCCCGAGGCCGCGATGACCCCGTCGTTCACGCCCAGCTCCGTCGCGCCGGCCGAGGTCGTGTCCACGATCGAGAAGGTCCGGACCAGAACGCCCGTCGCCGTAACGGTCTCGGTCGCCGCCGTGACGTCTCCGAACAGGAGGACCTTATAGGCGAGCTGGTAGTCGCCCGGCGTGTCGCCCGTCCCGTCTCCCACGATGACCTCGGTGATCTCCTGAGAGGTCAGGGTCAGGTTCGCGTCCGTGTCGTCGACGTCCCCATTGACCAGAGGGACGAAGGTCCGCGCGGCGTCGGTCCCGACCGGGATCGTGATCTGTTCGGCGGCCACGGCGGAGGCGGCGTCTGCGACGACGTCCGTCAGGCTCGCAGCCCCGAAGATGTACTGGGCGACGTCCTTCCTGAAGTTGAAGGTCGAGAGATTGAAGCTCGGCTCCAGCGACGAGAGAAGCTCTCGGTTGACGGAGATCGTCCCAGGAGAGCCGTCGGGCAGCGTGAGGAGATTGACCTCCTTCGCCATCTCCTGGCCAGAGAGGATTCCGACGTCGACCGGAGTCCCGAGGACGCCATCGACTCGGGGCGTGAACTCGACCTTCGAGAACCCGAGGAGCAGATTGTCCCGGCTGAAGGTGTCCGGCGATCGGGCTTCCATCGGCATATTGTGTTCCCCCTCTGGACTGCCCTCAGGTTACCACTGAGGCGCGGTCCGTAAAGTAGTTCCAAGTGGCTCCGAGCGTGATCTGGTGCCAGGCCCCATCGTGGCCCTGGTCTGCTGGTGTTCCGATGCTGTCGAAGTAGACGGTCGCGAGCTTGTAGGCCTCCATGAAGTGGGAGGCCGCGTCCAGCAGGGCGTAGCCGGCGTCGAGGCCCTGGCGGAGTCGGACGTGAGCCGTGAAGACGATCGGCCCGGTCCTGAAGAAGTTGTTCGGCTCGACGGAGTGGGAGTGGCGACTCTCGAAGCCGCCCCCGAGCCCCCACTCGATGAAGGCGTCCTCGTCCGTCGGGACCTTGTCGCGGTCGAAGTCCCGGTTCGGAGAGGCGATCTGGCTCCGGCTCGCCCAGAAGGTGTCGAAGCCGGTCATGATCTCGTCCTGCATCGCTGTCGTCGAGACGTCGCTCATAGCTGGACCACCACGAAATACATGAGGAGGGTCCCGCCTGGCTGGACCGGGGTGACCGAGATGACCGTGTAGGCCCTCCCGGTGCTATCGACGAGCTGCCACTCCGGCCCCATCTCCTCTGGGACGATCTCCGTCCCGAAGGACGTCACAGTGGGCGGGACCGTGATGGCCCAGCGTCCCAGGCGGCGCTCGATCGTCGAGAGGGCGGCCGTCGCCTTGTCGAGCGCGATCTGGACGCCAGCGGCCGAGAACGATTGAGCGGCCGTCTTCGCGGTCGGGCCCTGGTCCTGCTCCCAGGACTTCGCGGCCGCCCGGGACTGTCTGGTGAGAGTGATCGTGGTCCCGAACTGAGGGATCAGGACATCCGGGACGGCGGCCTTTAGGGCGGCGTAGTCGAAGCTCGCCGACATGGGTCACTCTCCGCCAGCGTCGGGAGTGCCCTCGCCCTCGCTGGTCGCCTCGTCCTGGGCGGCGCGTTCCTCGCGGATCGACTCCAGGACGTGGAGGAGCTTCTCCTTCCCCCTGGCCTTGTAGGAGCCCTCGCCGTCGGAGATCGTGTACCAGCCGCCCACGGGACCAGAGACGGAGACGCCCAGCGGAAGCTCGCTCTCATCGTCCTCGGTCGTTGCCGGATCGGTCTTCTCGGGCGCGGGCTCCACCTGGCCCGTACCGACGTCGGGATCCTCGAAGCCGTGTAGCTCGATCTGGTGAGCCTCCCAGAAGCGCCGGAGCTTCGTGGGGCCCATCTGCTCGATGATCTCGGGCGGGACCTCGTCGCCAGGCTCGAACTGTAGCTCCTGAGTCCAGGCGGTCCTCTTGCGGAAGACCATGCGGGCGTCCCTGTCGAACCGCTGTTTCCAGTGGCGAAGGACCCGGACTCGTCGGGGAGGCTGGCTGGCTTCCGCTGTCATCCTGCTCGACCTCCTGGGGTCAATCGGCCACGAAGGAGAAGACGAAGGAGCCGACGCGCGAGGTGTCGGCGGCGGCCGTGAAGTCGACGGTCGCCCGTTCGTTCGTGGTGTCGCCCGAGATGAGCCCGACGTCCCCGTTCGCGTCGACATAGGCCCCATGGACTTCAGTCGCGGCGGCCACGTTCGCGATAGCGTGCCCGGTCGGGAAGTCGATCCCGAACTCGGTCGCGGCGGCCAGGGTCGGGTCGACCGTCACGCGACCCGAGACGATCACGACGTCGTCGATCCGCTTGAAGTGGCAGACCCCGACGATCACGGAGGTACAGTTCGTCACGGCGGTCATCGCGAGCGCCTCTGCCCCTCCGACGTCCTTCGCTACCGAGGCGGCGTCCTGGGCGTCGTCGATCGCGGTCTGATAGATCAGATGTCTCGCGGGGCTGATATTGTGGATCGCCATGTGGGCCTGCCTCCCTGACTCAGTCGGCCACGTAGGAGAACGTGAAGTATCCGACGCGCGACGCATCGGCCGCCGCCGTGAAGATGCACTCCGCCCGCTCGTTCGATGCGTCGCCGTCGATGACCCCGACGTCCCCGGCTGCGTCCACGTAGGTCCCGTGGACCTCTGTGGCCGCCGCGACGTTCGCGATCCCGTGGCCAGTGGGGAAGGCGATCCCGAAGGTCGTCGCCCCAGCCCCCGATGTGTCGACCGTTGCCGCCCCGGAGACAGTCACGGTATCGTCAACGCGCTGAAAGTGGCAGACGCCGACGATCGTGATCGTGTCGATGTTCCCGACGTCCGTCAGGGCGAGAGCTTCACTACCCCCGACATCCTTCGCGGCGGACGCTGCGTCCTGGGCGGCGTCGATGGCGTCCTGGGCGGCCCTGTGCTTCGCCGGGTTGAGATTGTGGAGCGCCATGTGGTCGTCCTCCTCTGCGCCTGCCAGGGCGAGAGAGATTGGGCGTCTCTCCCGCCCGTCGGGCTGAGTGGCTTGTGGGTGCTACTGGACGATTGCTCCGAAGAAGTAGCCGAGGTCTGCCGAGACCAGCTTGAGGTCGTCACATGACTCGATCTCGACCCGGTCCGCCTTCTTGAGCGGGACGCGCTGCCGAAGGATCCGACTCCCGTCATCCGTCGCGCCGAGGTGACCCGTCCAGGAGAACGTGTAGCCGGCGGCCGGCGTCATCCGACCCGGGACAGGCGGGCTATAGCTGAGGAGCGCGTTATTCGACGCGATGAAGGTGTGGACGTTCGTCGCCCCCTTCTCGGCCGTGTTCTTGATCGCGTCCATGACGTGGATCTGATTCACCTCGAAGAGCGCGGCCAGCGCCTCCCGGTTCACGAGTGCCGTCGAGACGGTCTGCCCTCGATCGATCCGGCCCACGATGTCGGGGTGGTCGAGAAGGATGTCGTAGACCGTCCGGGCCAGGGTGAGCTGATTCGGCCGGAACCCGGTGATCGACTGGACGTAGCGCTTGCCCTGCCGGATGTCCTCAATCGGCGTCGAGGCCGCCAGGTTCCAGTACAGCTTGTCGTTATTCCCGGCGCTCGTCGGGTCGAAGGACCCAGCGGCCGTCGCGGTCGTGGCGCCGTCGACGTCGAAGGTCCAGGTATCGCCAGGAGCGCCGGCCGTGAAGTAGTCCGTCACCCACCGGATCTCGCGGTTGATGAGGTGCTTCAGCGTGACGTAGCGCGTCGCCTCGCTGTCCTGGTCGAGCGGGTCGTCCTGGTTGTCCCGGACCTCGTCCGCGATGTCCTTGTGGAAGGCCCTGAGATTGCAGAAGTAGGTGGCCTGGTCGATCTCGTAGCCACCCCCAGCCGACTCGGTCGCCGGACCCCGGAGCTGCATCTCGTCACGGTTGAAATCGCCGTGATCGTAGGTGAAGTAGATGTTCGAGCGCTTGTCGCTCGGGATGAGCGGGAAGACCTTCCCCGCGACGAAGCTGTCGTCCTCCTGGATGAAAGCGCTGGAGACGGCCCCGAGCGGCGTGTTGACGTGGACGTCGGATCGCGACGGCTCGATGAACGGCATGATTGATTCCCCCCAAAATGATGATTTGGCTGTGATCGGGCTCGCCGGTCAGGCGACCTCGTCCTCCGTCGGCCTACTGGCCGCTTTCACCTCATTGACTCTATGCGCTGTCGCTGTTGACGGTCCTAACGCTCATGACGATCGGAACGATGTCTCCCGAGATTCCGCCCACCAGAAGGGGACCGACGACCAGATCGCCTCCGATGACCGACGCGGTGTCGCCGACGCCATCCGTTCCGGCTGAGACCATCAGCCCGCCGGAGATCGTCGCGCCCAGCTCGATTAGACCGACCGAGCCGTCGAAGATGGCGATCGGAAACTCCCCACCAGACGCCACGGACTCGGCAGCGATTCCCGACGCCAGATCGGTCGGGTCGTCAGTCTTGTCCCACGTCTGGTCGGACTGGGGATCGACGAACCGATAGATCACGATCGCCTCACCTGCGAGGCCCGTGATGTTCTCCGTCGCTTCCGAATACGCCATGCCTGGTCTCCCTCTCGGGCAAGTTGCAAATCTGGTCGTTCGCGGCCTGGTCGCGCTCCGCCCTTATCTCACGGACTCTACGTATCCTCGTTCACGGTCCTGGCGATCATCATAATCGGGACGATCTCTCCCGAGTCTCCGCCGACCAGGAGAGGGCCGACAAGCAACTCACCCCCCGAGGTCGAGGCGGCCGCCGCTACCCCGTTCGTTCCGGCGGAGACCATGACCGCAGCCGCGATCGTCGCGCCAAGCTCGATCAGACCGATTGCCCCGTTGAACGTGGCGATCGGGAATTCCACACCGGAGGCCACGGCCTCGGCGGAGATGCCTCCGACCAGATCGGCCGGGACGTCGGCCATGTCCCACGTCTGGTCGGACTGAGGGTTGACGAAGCGATAGATCGCCATCGTCTCGCCGGCGACGCCCGTGATGTTCTTGGTCCCTACGGAATACGCCATGGTCTGGTCTCCCTCTGATCTTCACCCTCTCGGGGCGAGTTGCGAGCTGTGGTCGTTCGCGGTCTCCGTTGCCTGCCGCGTTCTACTGTTTGACGCTCTCCGCGTAGAGGCGCCGGCCTTCGGGCGTCTGGATGACCTTCGCCATCGCGACGTCCTCGCTGACGTTGTTCTCCCTGGCGTGCGCCTTCGAGAGCTTGTCCAGGTCCGCCTCCGGAGATCCCTCGACGGACTCGGCGGGCAGGCCGCCATGAGCGTCGAAGGCCTTGGAGATGGCCGTGTTCCCTGCCGTGACCTGCGCCATCGCAGCGTCCCTGGCCGGGCCTTCCGGGATCGTCTCGATCGCCTTCAGGAGCTGGACCGTCTCGGCCTCGGTCCCGGGCAGGGCGTTCAGGCCGCGGGCCGCCTTCGACAGGCGCTCCCCGGCCACCTCGTCCTCGGCCTTCTCCGCCCGGGCGCGGTCCTCGTCGCTCCGCTTCGCCAGCGTCAGCATGAGGTCGCCGTCGGACTTCCGGACCTTCACGAGGCCGTCGGTCGACGTGTAGACGACCGGGTCGGCCGCGTCCTTCGCCTTCTGGATCCGGTCCAGCTCGGCGTCGCGCTCGGTGCTGGACTTGGCCGCGAAGGCGGGCTTCGTGGAATCGTCGAGGGTGTCGAAGTGGGCCTTCTGGGTCGGCGTGAGCCCGCCGAGGATCGTCTGAAGGTCGGCGCGCGCTTCGGCCTTCTCTGCCCGCGCTTCGGCCTTCTCCAGTCGAGTCTCCAGGGCCTTGAGAGTCTTGTCGTCGGGCATCTCGGTCTCCTTCCGGACGGGGGTCCTCCCCGTCGTGGGGTGAGCTTTGTTCATCGCGGCGACCAGGGCGGTCGTCACGTCGGTCGCGTTGACCGTGTGGGTGTGGCTCAGGTTCTCGCCGATCTCGATCGTCCCGGCGGCGGCCAGGATCCAGGGATGGTCGTGGTGAGAGCCGTCCTCGGGATCGTTATCCCGCTGGAGGGTCGTCTCGCCGGCCGCCCCGTGGAGCCAGAGGATGTGGGTGTGGCCGTTCTCGGCGGAGGTCAGGATCCCTGGCGTGTCGCCCTTCCAGAGACGGCCGTCGGAGTCCTTCTCGATCTTCTCGCCGTCCTCCGGGTCGTGGCGCTTCATGAGGAGCGCGGTCGCGCCCTCCTGAGTCGGGACCGGGCAGCCTGCCAGGAAGTCGATCTGGATCTCGTCGAGGACCGTATAGGTCTGCTCTCGCTTCTTCATGCCGCGACCCTCTCGTCGTGAGAGGCGCGGACCCATCCGCCGATTGAAAACCCTTTGTATTCGCCGGAGACGTACTTCGCGAGGAGGTCGGGCTCGGGGGCGGCGGCGATCATCCAGCCGGTCCGCTCGCAGGTGATCCCGTAAGCCTTCGCGATCTCAGTCGTGAGGGGAAAGTGGAAGCGAACGACGCCGGCCTGGACCTCGTCGTGGCAGTCGTCCATGGCGCCGGAGTTGATCGAGAAGTCCAGGGCGCCCTTCAGCATGACCGATTCGGGGATATGCTCGTTCTGGCGGTCGACGTAGGGAGCGCCTGATTCGGTACAGACGACGCCCCAGCCGAAGACTAGACCGAGGTCGGCGTCGACCTTGGCTAGCTTGCACTCGACCCGGAACTTCGTCCCCTCGTCGGGCATCGTCCTGGAGCCCCCCAGCTCCTGGCGGCGTGCAGCTCAGAGAATACAGATCGGATTGAGTCGCGCCACACCCCGAGACGAATCAGGCGGCCTCGACGAACCTGGGCGGAGTCGGGAGGGGCTGGACGGCGCGGCGGTTCCTGGCGGCGCGCTTCAGCTTGCGGGCCACGACACAGCGACAGTTGACCGTGTCCGAGGCCGGGCCGAGCGGGTCTCCAGGGAAGCGGAGGTGGTTCCCGTTCCCGGAGATGAAGGGCTCGCCCAGGGGCCTCTTCTGGCCCTCCATGGCGGCGTGAGAGGGCCGGCGCTTCTCGTCCGGGGCGGTCCTCCAGGTCGACTCGACGTCCTGGGGCTGGACGGCGCCGCTCTCGACGGCCTGGAACCACATCTCGCGCTCTCCGGCGTGGATCGCCGCGACCGTCTCCGTCCTGGCGATCACGTTCGCGCGAAATTGGACGTAGCGCGCCTGGTAGCGGTCGACCATGCGATCGATCTGAGCCGGCGTCAGGATCCGGTCCCCCCTCGCCACGGCCCGGAGCGTCGAGTCGAAGCGCCGGTCCCGGAGCTGACGACGCATCGCCTGGTTTATCGCCCCGGCCGTCCCCTGTTCGAGCTGGCGGCGGAAGTTCACGACATGGCCGGCCTGTTTCCGGGTGAGCCCGATCGACCCCTTCAGAGCGCGGGCCTGCTCGATCGGGGCCAGGCCGCGGTCGAAGGCGTCCCGGAGTAGGACCTGAGTCGCGGCCCTCTGGTCTCTGGTGAAGTCCGCCACGAGCCGGAGGCGCTCGCGCTGGAGCGTCTCGATTGACCTGGCGTTCAGGGAGCTGAAGTCGAAGAGGGTGTCCACCTGATCTCGCAGGACGGCGGCCGCGCTGAGCCCGACTGAGGCGTAGACCTGCTCCAGGGAGGACGCGAAGCCCTCGGCGACGCCCTCCGTCACCACTAGGGCCTCATTGACCCGGCCGGCCTCCAGGAGGACGCCGATCTCCTCCAGGGTCGCCAGGTCCTTCGAGGCATTGATGAGCCGCAACCAGCGGCGGCGCATCGCGGGCTCCAGGCGGTCGATGAGGGCGGCGATGTCCGTGAGCTGGAGCAGGGCGGCGTCTGTCGCCGTGACCGAGACCGGAAGAGCGCCGAAGCTCACGGGAGCCCGCCGTCGCTATAGCCGAAGTCGTCCGCGTCGTCCGCGAAGGCCGAGACGGCGTCGGTCCCGGAGGTGAACGAGAGGACGAGCCCGGAGCGGCCGGCCAGGAACTGTCCGATCAGGTCCATCACGATCCCGGGGTAGGGGTTCGAGCTGCCGAGCGTCGGGGTGAAGTATTGAGTCTCCGACGAGACCGTGAGGGCCCCCTCCACGCGCTGGGTGGACTTCTCGACCTTCACGTTCGAGCCCGTCGGATCGGCCGTCTGGACCGTGGCGTCGTTCAGGAGCGCGAGGGCTAGCTCGAAGTTCCCATCGATCACGTCCTGGGGGATCGAGGCGGAGTCGATCGCGACTCCGTTCTTGTCCGTGAGCCCCGTCCTCCCCCACTCCAGGGGCTGAGTCCCGGCCGGCTGGCTCACCGGGTCGCTCTTGTCGATCGGGAGCGTGGGGTCCCCCAGCCAGCTCTCGCGCTCGAAGACGCGGGACGCCGTGACGAGGAGCTGATTCCGGACCGAGGAGTCCGCCGCCAGCCAGGGCGCTCCATGGGAGGCCGCCTTGAAATACTCGTCCGCGGCGGCCTTGTCCTCGTAGACCGGATGGAACGTGGCGCCGATCTTGATGTTCGGCATGGCGGCCCCCTACGTCTGGGTGATGTCTGGGAGGATCGTGTACTTCCCTTTGATGATCGTCCGGGTCTCCGGGACGTCGTCGATCTGCTCGACGTCGAAGAAATACTCCCCGGGGTCCTGGGTGTGGTTCACGATCGTCGGGCTGAAGGTGACGATCCCGGTCGTCGGAGCCGAGAAGTCTCCGTCTAGCTGGAAGAGGTTGGAGAGCGCGTCCGATGGCTCCTCGCTCGGGTCCACGGTCAGGGTGAACGAGTCGTAGTTCGTGAGGTCCAGCGCCGCGCCGTCCTCGTCCGTGAGAGCGAAGGAGAAGGACTTTGAGTCGCGCTTCGTCACCTCAATGTCGACCTCGACCGGGCTAATATCGAGCGTCTCTGCCACAGTGTCCTCCGTCGCCGGCCCACCTTCGGAGGGGGTCGGTAGTGGAACGGTCATAGTAGCGGCCGGGACCGCAGTGGTCAGGGCGGCGTCCTGGACGGAGACCGTGGCCTCCGTGTCGGCAGTAGCGGCGGCGATCTCCGTGGAGACGATGGCGGCGGCGATCTCCGTGGAGCGCTCCGGGGTGGTGAGGGTCGCCGCGGGGACGGCCACGGCCTCCGGAGTGGTCCCCGGCCCGACCGTGAGGAGCGGGATCGAGGGCTGAGCGGCCTCCTGGGTGGCCTCTATGACGATCGTGCGGACCGCGTCGGCGAGCTGGGCGGTCGTCGTCACGTTGGCCAGGGCGGCCTCGACGATGGCCGTGGCGACCGGCAGGGTCATCGTAGGATCCGATACCTCCACGAGGTAGGCGACCAGATCCACGACCGCGTCCTCGACGGTCAGGGCGGCGTCGATCGTGAAGCTGAAATCGAACGAGGCGGCCAGCTCAAAGGCGTACCGGACGACGAGGACCGGCCCGTAGTAGTCGGTTCCGTCGACGTCCTGGGGCGTGGCGTGCTCGGCGGAGCGCCACTGCCGGTCCTGGCCGGAGGTCGGAGGGTCGGGATCCTGGACCACCACGCCAGGCAGGAACGAGAAAGAGAGGACGTCGTTCCCGGCCCGAGCGTCGAGACCGTCCTGGACCCAGGACGTGAAGTTCGTCAGTGTGACGTCGGGCGAGAGCAGCGTGTCGCCGAGACTGTACTGATCGCCAGCGACGAACTCGGGGAAGACGAAGCCCTCGGAGGCAGAGCCAGCGGCGTCCCGGTCGCCGTTTCCGATCTTCTGCTCGACGCCGTGGATGTAGGACGGGCTCCCGAACGCCTGGATGGATGGGCCGAACGACAGGCCGTTCTCTGCGCCGCCGTTTAGGATCGTGTCCATCCCGAAGAAGACCTCGCCCGCCGTGGTGTCGCTGAAGGACACCTCCACGATCCGGACGTCGCCCGGCGCCGCAGCGATGGGAGCGGGTAGGACGAACTCAAACTCGACGACTGTGAATGGAAACACGCTCGGGAGATCGAGGACGTCTCGGTCGTTGGATGTGGCGAGGAGCGTGCCCTTCTTGTAGCTGCCAGACGCGCCGGTCGCCTCGTAGACCTTCGCAACGCACGTCCCAGTCGGAGCCGGGACCGCCAGCCGCCGCATGAACATCGAGACGGTCTCAAGCTGCCCGTTGCCTCCCGTGTCTAGGACGAGGACCTGACCGACGGAGTCGCTTCCGTAGAACCCCTCGTGGACGTTGTGCTCGAAGGGGACCGTCGCAGTCGTGATCCCGAGCTGAGTCGAGGCCGTGTCACGGGCGCGACAGTTGTATTGGGCTTGCTGGTGGATCGTCTCCGTCGTGCTGTCGACGTTGGGCGTCGTGCCGTCTTTGTAGCGCCAGATCCTGGAATCGAAGACGTCCGCGCTATTCGCGTCCGCCGTCAGATAGATCCCGGCGGCCACAACGACGGCCCCGAGCGGGACCGCGGAGACGTCGAATTGAATGTTCGAGCCGATATCGAGCGCGATCTTCGCCGAGTCCTTCCCGACCCAGTCATAGGTCGAGCCGTAGACGGTCGAGTTCGTCGTCTGCGCGGCCGTGAAACGGACCTCGCTGGTCTGGACTGAGTTGATCGCCGACGACCTGACGCAATAGGCAGTCGGCATCGCTAGCGCCCGTCTGCGAAGCCCACGGGAGCCACACGTCTCTCGATGCTCTCCATGTATTCGGTGGGGCCATACTTGGGGTGGGGTCTGAAGTGGGTCTTGAAGACGAGGCCCCGCGCCTCGATCAGCTCGCGGAATCCTGGCACTTCAATGAGTCCCCACTGGTGGGTCGGGTCTTCGCCGGCCCTCTGGTCCGGGAAGGTCCACTTCCGGATCCGAGTCTTCCCGCCTCCTCTCATCTCAAGCGGGACGCTCAGGAGGTAGCTTCCGATCTCCGCCACCTTCTTGACGTAGTTCGGATCCTTGACGTGGAGCAGACACGGCGCCATCTGGACGTTCACGTCCCAGAGTCCGGGCTTCAGCGAGCGCGTCTGGAAGCCGATCAGAGACCAGGAGCCGTAGAACTTCCCGTCGCGCCTGAGAGCGAAGACGTTGATCGCGTTCTGGGGCTCGGGCTTACTGTCGGCGCGGCACGTCTTTAGCCTCTCGCCACGGCCCCGCTGGATTATCATGGCGTTCTCCCAGCGCTCCTCCCAGGCGTGGACCCTCTCTGCCAGCCTCCGGTCGCCGCCAACATCCACCAGCGCCCAGGGACCGAAGCGGATCGTCTCGAATCGTGCGGCCATGGGGGGGCCTCCTATGCCCAGTTCATGTCGAGGGCTTGAATCGGGAATAGCGCCTGTTGTCCGCTCGTGATGTCGGCGGAGTCATCTAGGGCCGTGCGGCCAAAGTAGGGCGTCGAGTCCGTGAGGTGGCCGATCAGAGCGATCCACCCGACGTCCCCCCAGTCAGCCGTCGCCACACCGAAATCGATCACGACGTTATTGGACCGTGAGACGGGAGGGGACGTGCCCAGGGTCACATACAGCATATTGTCAGTAAGAAGCTGTCGCTCGTAGCTGCCTCCGGACACCTCGACCCCGCCCAGTGACGTGTAGCCTGGGTCCGACAAGAACAAGCCAGCGTAGAGCGCCGCCGGGGCCGTGTAATCAATTGCGTCGACTAGATGTCGAGACAGCGCGTACCCGTAGATCCTGGACGCATCCGACATCGGCGCCTCCTACTCGTCGGGCTCTGGTTCTGGCGGCGGTTCCGGAGGCAGTAGGTCGTCCAGCTCGTCCTCGCCGCCACCTCGTCCTGAGGCGTCCACCTCGTCCTCCTCTGGAGCGTCCGGGAGCCCCATGAGGGAGCGGACCACGTTGATCGCCGGATCGTCCGGGCCGAGTGGGGCGCCGGCCGTCGCGAGGTCTCCCAGGGCCGCCGTGAGTTGTTCGACATCGCGGAATTGCATCTCCTCCGGGGTGAGCGTCGGCCACAGATCTCGGGCGATCCCGTTGAGAGTGCAGATCGTCTCCACGAGGTCGGTCTGGTATGCCTGGGCCAGCTCGGTCAGCGCGGAGTCGATCACGACGGCGAGCTGGTGAGACTTGTCCCTGGCCAGCGCGAGGGAACCGACGTTCGCCCCTCCCAGGAGGATCCCCTCGGTCCCGAAGAGCCTGGCGATCTCTCTCTGGAGCCGCTCGACCGCGGCCGCAATCGCCTGGAGGCTCATGGATCCGCTTCCCGTCAGTAGCTCGACGTCCCACAGAGGGACGCCGCTCGGCGCTTTGGTCTCGCCCTGGTCGCGGTAGGTCGCGGAGTCGAGCATGACCCCGGTCTCCACTGAACGGATGTGCTGAGTCACGAAGTCCGTCAGAGGCTGGAGGATCGCGACCCGCTCGGCCTCCGTGATCTTCTTGATCCGCTTCATCTCGTCGAGGACGCCGTAGGGCGCTCGCGCCTTCGGGACACCCTGGAGGTCGGTCTCGAAGCCGACCGTCTCCAGTTGCTGGTAGCGCTGGAGGCGTGTCGCGGTCTCCGTGAGCTGCCGCGCGATGCCCAGGCCCTCTGGAGAGTCCGAGAGGGAGTCGTCGACCACGTAGGCGATCTTGGTCCTCGGCAGGTAGGCGAGCTTCTGGGTCGCCGGCATGAGCTGGACGACGCCCACGACATGACCGGAGTCGTCGGTGTCCCAGCGCTCGATCGTGTGGGCCGGCCTGGCCTCGACATCGAGGAGGCCGATCTTCCCGTCGTCCCGCTTCTTCGCCGTCCACTCCTGGATCCCGAAGCCCCAATAGCGATACATGAGCCCGCGGCGGACGACCTGAGCCCAGGGCGTCCTCATGTCGCGGAGGACGTCGTCGACGAACTCGGCGGTCTCCACGGCGGCGGGCGTCTCGTCAGCGGCCTCCAGCGTCCACTTCGCCGACTGTCCGAGGTTCAGGTAGTAGCGGACCGAGGCCGCCACGACGTCGACGTTCACGAGATGGTCGGAGAAGGTCTTCCAGCGCGCGGTCCCTTGGACCTTGGCGTTCGTCTCATTGCGCTCGATGAAGCCCGAGAGGACGACGGTCCCGGAGGATCCGACTGTCTCGGTCGGACGGACCCGGCGGCGTAGCCGGCCGAGCCCGAAGAGTCCGTTCGCCATGCGTCACCCCCCTCGGATGATCTGCGGCGCCGAGGGCACCACGTCCTGGCCTTCGATTAGGATGGCGCGAGCATAGGCCCTAGAGGCAGCGTCGACGAGGTCCTTGAAGTCGGATCTAGGGAAGCGAGTCGCCTCGGCGATGAAGGTGGCCGTCCAGGGGCCGCGGACGAGGTAGAGGTTCCCGTTCTCGGACTGAGCGGCGAGCGTCCTCGCGCGGGCCTCCTTCGAGCCCGTCTCCGTCGACGAGTGGACCTCGTAGCCCTGGAGCTTCCCGGCCAGGTAACTCTTCTGGCTCTTCCCGGCCTGTCCTGGGTCCTGGGGGAAGTCGATCACGACGCCATAGCCGTCGATCTCGGCCGTGTCCTCCATCCAGGTCTCGACCTTCCCTGGCGTCCCCTTCATCCGGTCGGCGTCGGAGATGTAGACGTTCCCGTCCAGGACGGCGATCTTCGTGTTCGCCGAGTAGGCGCTCGATGCGTCCTCGGAGGCCGCGAGGTCGTACCCCCGGCAGAAGGCCAGGCCGGGCGGGAGTTCGGAGAACTCGATGAGCTGGAAGTCCTTCTTCTGGAACATGCCGCCGCCGCGAGGCGTGGGGCTCTGGTCGAGCTGGCTGGACTCGGCGTAGCTCCCGCCGAAGGCTCGGAGAGGGGCCTTTAGCTTCTTCTCGACGGCCTGGCGACTGAAGCGCTCGGGCGCGAGGAGCTGATCCTTCCGCTTCCTCCAGTCCTGGCTCGTGAGGAGGCGGACCGGGCCGACCTTCTCCGCTCCGTCCGGGATCGGGGTCTTCGCGTCGAGCCACGTCGGGATCGGGAGGTCCTGGGTGTGGACGAGGCGGACCCGGCGCCTCGGGACGCCCTTCCTGGGGACGGTCGTGAAGCAACGACGGCCCGGGGTGAACTCCATCGGGAGGCAATTCCCAGAGATCGAGACGCGGCCATTCCTGCGGACGACGAGAGCGGTCGACGGAACCGAGACGCAATGGACCTCCCCGTCGTAGTCGCGCCTCGTGGTGTGGCGCTTCCCGATCTTCGACCATGATTTTCGCGGCCTCCCCGGCTTCTTCGATCGACGGAGAGTTAGGAAGTGCATCGGCTCGCCGTGCTGGGCCCTCGTGACGGCCGAGGAGGCCCATCCGACCTTCAAGGCCGCCTCCTGGAGATCGTCGATCATGCCACGGGATCGAGACGAGATGGATGGCCTGTCGCCCCGGATCCCTCCTCGGTGGCCGTCTCCGTCGATGTACGCCTCCAGGAACGCCCAGAGATTCTCTGGCCCCATTTCCAGGAGCGCCCGGGGTGCCATCTTCGTCCAGGATGATCCGAGAGGGCGGAGCGACCGAGCCAGGGCCTTCGATCCGATCGTGAAGTAGGCGCGGCGGCCGTCGGGGCGCTCGTTGTATCTGAACGGGAACGGGGACCGCTCCAGGATCTCGCGAATCCGTTCGGCCTTCGGCCCGATGTTCTGGGCGATCGAGGTGTAGCCGCCGGAGACCGAGGCGTTCCCCTCCGAGAGGTACCACCCCAGGAACTCCGCATAGGTCCGCGGGTCCCAGATCCGGCCCCCGAGTCGGACCGGCTTGTCGACTCCCTCCCATGATCCGAGGGCCTGGGGAAGGTAGAAGTCCTGGGGGAGATCCTCGGCGCTCCGGACCCTCCAAGTCCCAGGGCCGTCATTCGAGTCGGCGTAGACCATCCGGTGATCCGGAGTCACCACGAGATCCGCCGTCATGGACGAATACTCAATAACCGGCCCCTGGTATCGCTTTCGGAGATGTCCCGTAGGCCGCTCCCATCGTCCCGCCAGAGTCACAGGATCGACCCCCATCACCAGAGCGCTCCTCGGGAGATCCCGGAAGAGAGTCCAGCCGGCCGGCGTGAGGACCTCCGTCCGATCGTCATAACAGAGCCACTCGTAGCCCAGCTCCTCCCGGAGGATCAGGCCGGAGACGTCGGACTCGTGGGTCCTCTGCTGGATCACGACGATCGCGCTCTTGTCGATGTCGTTCAGCCTGGTCGGCAGGACCTCGGAGAACCAGAACAGGATGTCGTCCCGGATGACGTCGCTCTCGACCGTCTTCACGTTGTTCGGGTCGTCGACGATGAGGAAGTCCCCGCGCTCCCCCATCCCGACGCCGCCGACCGAGGTGGCGAGCTTGAAGCCGTGGTGGTTCGTGTGGTAGAGCGAGTCCGCGAAGGAGACGAGCTTGAAGCGGTCCCCCCAGTTCCGCCGATAGATCGGGGACTGGAGGAGGATCTTCGCCTTCCTGGAGTCGCGCCTGGTGAGGGCCTGGGCGTAGCTGAAGCCGACGAAGCGCTTGTCCGGCATGTCCCGGGGACCCCAGACCCAGGTCGGGAAGAAGACGTCCGAGAGGAGGCTCTTCGAGAAGCCCGGCGGGACGTTCATGAGGAGCCGGGGGATGTGGCCGGCCGCGACGGCCTCCAGGTGGTCGCAGATCGCGTCCCAGGACCGGCCCCGGACGAGGGGCTGGCGCGGCTCCAGGGTCTTCCACATGAGCGAGCCGTAGTCGGAGAGACTGTTCTCGGCCTTCAGGCGCTCGGCCTCGCAGAGGAAGCCCTGGGGATCCTCCCGGACGGCCTCCAGGAGTTCGGGGTCGAGCGCGGGCGCGGCCACCTAGTGGACCTTCTCGTCGTCCCTGGCCGGCGCGTCCGACATCTCGGAGACGGCCCCCATCTGGCCCAGGGCGAGGGCGAGAGCTTCGAGCCCCTTGGCGTCCATCTTCTGGACGGCGGCCCTGGCCGTGTGGTTCACCTCGACGGCGCCCGTCACCTCTAGGGCCGTGGGCTTCACCCAGAGCCGGGACGTCAGGATCTCCATGAGCTGGGGATCGTGGTCCGCCCGAAGCGACCCGGAGAGGATCTTCCGACAGAGAGCCTCCATCTTCGGCATGACCCGGCCGTCCGTGGTGCGGGCCTCTTCGGCGAGGATCCGCTCCATGGTCGTCTTCATCGAGTGGGCGCCCTTCTTCCGGCCGCCCGGGTTCCCGCTCTGTCCGGGCTTGAACTGGGCGGCCAGGAACTCGGGGGAGAAGTCCTGCTCTGGCGCCAGGACCTCGTCGGGCTCCAGGACCTCGCCCTGGGAGCGCTTCTTCCGGGCGCCCTTCTTCCTGGAGGCCTTCGTCTGGAGTCTCTTCCGGTTCGTCTTCGTCATGAGCCGAGGATCCCTAGCCCGGCCCCCTGCTCTGAGGGCTCGGGGTGGAGGTTAGCGGGGACGGCACTCGAAGCCCGTGAAGCTCGCCTTCGGGGCCTTCCGGACACGGAAGAAGCGGTCCAGGATGGCCTTCCACTCTGCGGGGCTCTTCGCTGCCCTGCCTCCTACGGCTGCGGTCCCTGAGAGCTTCGGATCGGAGAGGACGGCGACGAGCGCGATCGCCTTCGGCTCCAGGAGGCGGGCGATCAGGGCCAGGAT